GTGATTCCTTGTTTCTTGACATCACATAGTATATCAGGTTTAAGAGTTCTATCCAAGTTGAAGTAGGCTATTACTTGGTTGATTTGGTCGGTAGTAAGTACTTTATTAGCAATTACTGTCCAGTACCAAGCGACAGAAGATAGTTCAGTAAAACCATTTTCAACAGCATAACCTGTTACATAAAATTTAGAGTTAGCAACTGAATTAGTACTTTCTGTATAATGTCCTGTATAGTCGTTCTTATCTCCTAATATATTATCTATTAGAGTTGCGGTTGTTCCTTGAATATCTTTTTTATACCATCCATATATTCCAGTTTTACCTATATTGGTAACTGTATTTCTACCTATAACTCTATTTTCATTTCTAAGATTATTTGTAGTAATAAAATTTTTATTAGCATTAATTTGATGAATCATACTGACAACTGTTACTTCATCAGTAATACCCATCTCTTCCGCAGTCTTAGTGGACTTAATCAGGTCGTCAATACCGTCGGTGACGAAGGCGCCATAGTAAGGACTACCTTTATCTGCGTAGCCACTTCCTTCGGTGTAAGCCGCATTACTTATGATGAATGGATTATTAGCATCAACCAGATTCTTAACTATAGAACGGTCAGCATCATCATTGGATTTACCATAAGCAGAAGCAACAACACGTAATGAATCTAATACGTCTTTTTCAATGTAGGGCTTACTAGTAGCCCTACAGTATTGATTTGGTATACCAAAATCAATACCAATGCCTATACCTTTAGCCCCACCAATCATTGTATATAACCTATAAATATTCTATAATTTGAAAGCATATCATCTGTAACAACAATGTTGTTTAATGCAATAGGATTCCAAACGCAAGTTAACAGAGGCAAAGCTAAATTTTCTTTCTTACTCTGATATGTAGGTAGACCATCTACAATAATCACATTGCTAGCATCCTCTGATTTCGGATATAAGAAAACATAGTAAGGTTTTATATCAATAAATGTTTCTACCTTTTCTAATTCTATAATGTTGTTTATGATATTCGTGTACATAGTTATTCCTCCTTTTTATTATTGTTATTATTACCTTGTTCTGAATATTTTTGAGATATTATCAATGCCTGTTCCTGTTGGTATAGTTGCTCATCTATTTTATTTTGCTTTTCTTTTTCAAGTCTAGCTTTCTCATCCGGTTTTGCATCAGGGTTCATTTCACTGGCAGTTTCAACAGAAAGAAATCCTGATGTAACTCCTGTTTGTAATCTTGTTACAATATCAGTTTCAGATTGAGGTCTATATACTTTGAATTTAGCGTTAATATGTAAGTTGTCGAAATCCGTAATAGCACTGGGTTGAATTTGTGAGACTACAAGTTCTTTTGCTAATCCTTGTTTGAATAGACGAACCATTTTATCCGCAACATTTTGCCATTCTATTACACCTTTTGATGCATTCTCAATATCCATTGATTGAGTAAGCATTATAGCAACACCTGATATATCTCCTGTTGTCTTTACATCTTTAGGGAGCAAGAACGTTGTACTGGAATTTTTCTGTATAGTTTCCTCCATTAACTGCAAAGTATCTATCGTTCCCTGTGGTGATGGTGGAGTTAAAAATTTAGCATCATCCGTATTTGCTTCTTGACTATATGATGTGTTTTTACTGTTTAAGATAACTGAACCTGCTATCTTCTTTCCATTGTTTTCAAAATCTCCTTTTATATATAATATTCCCCATCCATGTCTCTTTTGAATTACAAGGAAGATATTGTATAATATTTCATAAGCCTCAATAACACTTTGAGCATTTTCCCATGCGACCTTTCCTCTTTTAGTTATTAAAGGGATTTCTGTAAAACCATGAGCCTTTGGTGCTAGACGTCTCCATCCATTATCATCTACGTTAGTATTATCTCTTATCATGCGATAAAAATAAGTATCATCGTATGAATCAATATATTCTACATCATCAATCTTATAATAAACGCTTTCTAATATACGGTCGCCATTATCATCGTCATGCGGACATAAGACATAGCCATCCATATAGGATAATATACGGGATTTTATTCTATTGTTTTTATCAAAATAATATAAAAGTCCTACATCACCAACTGATTTTTGAACGTCAACCATTTTGGTTTTCATTCCGTCTTGGTTTCTTAAATCCCAATACTGTTTAAAGGTAACAAAGTCAGCTCTTTGTTTTTCATCAGGATTGGCATCCATAAGAGTAAAAGACATTGGAAGTCCGCATAAATGTTGTACCTGCTTGTCTTTAATATTTTGTTGGAAAGAAACCGCCATTTTCTTATATTGAACCTCAACAAAGCCACCATTATCAAGTTTCATCGTAATAGAAGGTATGTTCTGATCGTATAAAACCTTATGGTTTTCAGGCTCTAATTCCATCAAATACTCATCTTGCGTAATAACACGTTTTTTTAATTGAGGAAGAGTAACCGAAATCATATCTGTAAATCCGGCTCTTTTCAAATAATTATTCAGTGTATTGTTACATACACACGATGTATCATAACCTCGAAAAAAAGGTTTCTTTTGTAGTATCTTTTCAGGGTTATTCAATAATTCTTGTACTTGTTCTGAAATTTCACTCATTGTCTTTTTCTACTAGGTTATATTTTTTCATTAAATCTTCTTTTGTGGGGACTGAAATTTCTCGTCCACAATATTCGCATATAGAATTGAATTTTTGATTGACAATGATAAATTGCATAATATCTTCATTGCCCGAATCCAATTTGTTATCAAGTTTATTGCGTAAATCAGCTTGCATTTTTAGACTATCTTTCTTGTCTATTAAACCGTCATTTTCTGCTTGCTTGATTTCATCAATCAAAGCAATAATAGCTGCTTTATTTTCTTCCTTGCTTATATCTGCTTCTATCTTTGAAACGACAAGAGACTCTTTTGATTTATCTTCATCTTTTTTCTTTTGGTTACTAGCAATATACATTTTCAAGAACTCAATTTTTTTGCTTGTATCATACTTCCTAATACTATCTTCGTCAGCATCCTTATCGAAAATAGATTTATAAGCTACAACAGAGCTGCAATATTCAAAGAATAAGATAACATACGATATGTCTCTTACTGTCACTTCATGCTTCATCTTAGAAGCATCCTTAATTGTATTTTCTATATCTTTAACTGTCATTACGCCCAAAAACTATCGTTATAAATTTCAAGATTTGTCTCTCCGGTTTTTCTATCGTTTCTTTTGATAGAAGTTTTTTCTAGCTCATCTCCTTTTTGATATTGGAGAACAGGCAAAAATCTCATAGCTATTGGATCTAACACGTCCATTGAACGTCCTCGACCAAGCATTTGATTCATCTCTTTTTTAGATGCTAATCGTTTCCTTCCTGTCCCTTGTTCATTAAAACGCACTACTGAACATTCTTCAACAAATTCATCAAAAACAGTAATTTCGTCTTTCATTTTTTCATGGGTATACATTTTGGAAGCAACCTTATCACTAAAAGATATGCCTTTTTCATTCACATGGTAAACAACTCTATCGTAGCATTCATCTTTTAATGTGCAGAAGGCTCTAAAATAAACACCCATAGTTTTACTATATGATATGAAAGGTATAGCATCAGGTAAATAATCATTGATATAAGCACCATTATTGCCGTCAAATATGATATGAGTGTCGGGAATATTATATTTAGCTCCTAGTATTTGTAGTGTATTCGCATTTTGTTGTGGCGTTGAATGTCCCAATACTACAATATCTATAATGTGAAATCCATCCCATACCAATGCAACGAAATTATCTTTTCCTGTATCTGCCAAGTCAGCAGTAATCCACCTATCGCCATTAATTTGTGGGTCTGCCAATTTTATTTCACGAGCTTTATAGAATGAGATAGGTGCTTCTGAATCATCATCTTCGTCCACATTCCAATTACCTTCCAATAGTATTTGACCTCTTTTCCCACCAGATGCAGCAACACTACCAATATAATCTTTATTGTTTTCTAATGAAGCCTTGTTTTCAGAAATATTACCCAAAATAAAGGAAAAGGACTTTATAAGATTTTCGTAAGTGAATACCTCCTTACCTTTATTGACTGCATTTAGCTTTCGATCAATATCTATTTTGCATTGTCTATAAACATCTTCTTTAGATTCACCCCATATAACAGAATCGACAGTTTCTCCTGTGACATAAAAATACATAACCTTTCTATCCATTTCTGGACGAATAAATCCATCTACACCTATATAGTGTTTTAAGAAAATACGCAGCCAATGATTTTTTTTAGGATTTGTCGTACCTCTGATTTTTGAACCGATTCCAGCTTTTCCACGATTACGAGTAATAATAGTATTGAATGTGCTCCAATCGTATGATGTCAACTCATCTAGGTATACTAAATCATATTGCCATCCTTTTACACGTTCCATCAGTTTCTTGGGATTCTCATCCGCTAAGTGCGTCAAATCTATAAATGCTTTTGATTTAAAAGTAATGCGAGGGCTGTCGGACTCTTTAACATTAGCAAATTTTCCATAAACAGCTTGTATGTCATCCAACATACCGCCTCCTACTTTTGTTTCTCCCAAGTTACGTCTAGTAAATACAGCACGAAATTCAGGTATTTTTACCCATTCCGCTACAGATAGAATTGCTCCAAAAGACTTACCACAGTTTTTTGTTATTACATATCCATCCGTTAAATATATATGTTCATTACCTGATACGTTTATACATCTAACAGGTTCTTTAGGCAATATCTTGTAATCCATTATACTAAGGTACAACTTACATTTCCTGTCAGCGTCAGATATAGCATTTCTCTTTTTTCTTTCTAATGTGAACAGCGACCTATCATCTTTAGTCCAAACTAATAAACCATAAGAAGTAGCACAATTCACATTTTTCCCATTTTGCACTCTAATACAAGCAGGTGTTTCATGTATTACGCATCTTCCACCTATAGACCAAATTACTTCTTGTATATCTTTGGCTAATTGTAAGCTTACTGTCCTATATCCTACACGTCCGACTCTTCCGTTTTTTGGTGAAGTGCAATGTCCATCTGTGTCAAATAGTCCTCTTAGTAATTCCATTCTATCTTCTATAGGAGCATATTTATACATATCAGGGATAAATTTTGTATATGATAAATGTCCCCATAGCCCGATTTTTTTTAATTCTTCGACTACAAATTTATCTTTAATGCAATAATGTAAACTTTTGTCATTGCGACTTTCTTTAATTATATCATATCCCAATGATTTAATATTATTGACTATTTCTATATCTGTTGTACCAAAATCAGCTCGATAGTTTTTTGCAGAAATGCACCCATAACCAATAAGGCATCCTATCAAGTAAGGGTGTAATATCCTTTTATTTTTATATAAATCATTGAAAACAACTGGCGAAGTCATCGGTATTCGTAACCTATTGACATGTTTTTTGTTTTTTCTACTTTTACCCAAGTCAATGTTTTCAATGATTTCATTTGTTGAAACATCGACAATTTTCCCTGTACTCTTTTTTACTAGCCATCTATGAGACATGGCGCATTTTACTTTACGCCCGTCTTGGAGAGATAATTCGACTATATCCTGAACACCTTTATCAATAACAAAATTAACTTTTTGGATGCCTCCTATTGGATCAGATATAATGTCCCCAACTTTTAATTCGCCCATCTTCACGAATCCATTAGGTGTAGACACTAAAGAATCTAATGGTTGCGGATTGAGAACTCCGCCATAGAAGCAGACATCTACATTTGAACGGACAAAAGCTTCTTGTCCGCCTTCTTGTGGTTTAAATATTTTGGGTTCAACTTTTAAATCTGACATGACTAAACTATTTTATGCAAAAATACTATTCTAAATCTTCTGCTTTTTTAATATTAGAAAAACTTAGTACACCGGTGTACTAAATAGTCCCCTTATTTCATGGGATAACTTAGTTTATTCCTTTATTTTGTGTGCAAATTATTAACATAACTTAGAGGAATTATGAAGTTTACAAAAGAACAAGCCGTTGAACAACTCAAAGGCTTACTGACAGAAGGTGGGAAAACCCTGCATTTGTCAGACAGAACAATTAATGAGAATATAGATGACCTAATTCCATTATTGGTAAATGATGAAACTGAACTTTCTGATTTTATAAGTAAGGCATTACCTTTTGTAAAAAGGACAAATGCAAACTTTGAAAAAGAAAAGGCAGATTTTATTAAGAGCTATAAACCCACTCAATCTCAAACTACACAGCAGCAACAGTCTAAAACTCCGCCTACTGATGACGATGCCTTATCGCAATTACAAGCGCAGATACAGCAGTTGCAAGACAAAATAGAAAGAGAAGAAAAGGAAAAAGCTCTATCGCAAGTAAGGAAAAACTTTAAGTCTGAATTGAAATCCGCTGGAATTAAGGATGATAAGTGGATTGACACTTACATTTCTAAAATTCAAATTTCGGAAGATTTAGATATAAAGGAAGAAGCGAAGTCTACATTAGAATTATACAACCTTTCCAGAGTTGATATACCTGATGGGACAACCCCTTACAAGCCTATTGGTGGTGATCCCTCTAAGAGTAAGATAAGTTGGGATGATGTTAAAAATGAAAAATAAAAAAAATTATAAGAATATGGTAGAAAATCTTTTAAATACGACCGCAGCCGTAATGTATGGTAGAACCATGTTACAGGGGAGTGGTATTATCGGAGGTACTAGAGAAGTCTTTGTGCCGAGAGTATGCGTATTGAATGACCAAGTATTCCCTCAAACTGGTGGTATTATCAAGAATCCGTTTAAAACAGGCGGTAAGATGTACGCAGGTGATTTGGTAGAATATCATTGGAATGGTAATGGTGTCGCTAATAGTCACGAAAATGCAGAAGTGATTCTTTTGAAGGTATTTGAAGTTCAGGCAGCTACTGATTCTTCCGATACAACAGTATATATAAAAAGAGATGGTTTCAGACATAAACCTTGTGTAGGTGATGTTTTAATGAAAGCTCCTAATGATTTTGCTACGACAGGTACAGCAGTCACAGTTTCAGCAGTAGAGGCAACAACTAATACAAAAGAAAATGTATGGAAATTAACGTTGTCTGCAACTCTCGGAACATTAGCAAAAAATGATATTTTGGTTGAAGCTGCCGAAGCTGGTTTCGGTAAAAAGATGCTTGTTCAGAATCCGAATGCTGTTCTTCCTTGTGATTTGGATTTGAAATATAGACCTGCAACAGGTGAAGAAGATGAGGAAGGAGCTACGTATATGGTTACACCTGCATTGCACGCAACAATGTACACCTATTTGATGTCTCCGATTCCTCCGGCTGTTAAAACTATTAACAAGTCAAGAATTGATGGTTGGTTTGAAATTTAAAGAAAATAAGAAGTATGTCAAGATTCGATTTTAATAATAGTAGATATGCGGCTTTTTTCCGTAGCGGAGAAGGTCAGCAAATACTCCGTGATTATATTGATAATTCAGGAATGATTAATATCAATTATAATTGGTGGAGAAATCAATTTGCAGTTAATCCTGAAGTAACTCCTACCGATTCTTCTGGTAAGGCTAGCTTCATGGTTCAAGCATCTGAAAATCGTGCTGCTGGTGTTTTGGATATGCGTGCTCCATTAGGTAAGGCACATCCGTATAAAAAGGAAGGAATTTCTTTCTATACAGGAACAATCCCCGACTTTACATCAGATGCTATTGCTGAAACAGCAATGGAACGTATGTATAAGGAAAAATATTTTGCAGAATTTGGGAATGATGCTAAATTTATCAGAGAATGGACTAAAAGAGTCCAAGACTTGATTGATGCTAAAGACCAAACTGCAAATTATATGTGCGCTCAACTTCAGACAGAAGGTTATGTTAAGTATGATATTGGTCGAGGTATCAAAGGCATTAAACAAAAAGCCGCTATTCCAGAAGAAAACTTTGTAAAGGCAGGAGAAAAAGTGTGGACTGCTCCCGATGCTAAATTATTCTCTCAAATGGCAATTATTGAAGATGGATTTAGACAAAGAACAGGATTTACTGGTGCGATGAAATGGCTTATCCCAAAGAAAATGTACAGTGATGTATTTCTGCATAATGCGGAAGTCAAACAGTGGATAAACTATTTGCGTAATTTGAACACAAATAGCCCAATGGAAGCCCCATATATTCCTGTTGTTCTGAAAAAACAATTCGATGATGCTGTTGCGGCATTTGATGGTCTTTCTCCTATCGAAATTGTAGTAGAGGAAGAAAAGAATAAGGATTGGAAAGGTGATACTACTGTTAATGGTTGGGCTGCAAACGTTGCTGTACTTCGTCCAGTCGGATATGCAGGTCTTATTATGCATACAACTAGTTTAGACCAAGAGATGGCTAATATGGCGGGTAATAACGTTGTGTCACAGGCTTTTGCTCCAATTGATGGATTCTCGCTTATCCATAATGCTGAAATGGTAGATGGTGAATATAAGTCATGGAATACTCGTTTGATTACGTCATTTATTCCTGCTTTAACAGAGTTCCCTGAACATATTATTGTTGATACATCAACAGCAGGTTCTTAATATGGCTCAAATTGATATTATACACTATCTTGAAGGTTTGACTGCCTTTGTCTTTGACAAGGCAGTCCTTACCCGTATTGCAGTAGATAGAGACGTTATAGATATTACAGATACCAAACAGCTTACACAACAGCAAAAAGATTTGCTATTGGCTGATTTGCTTTATGTTATTTTTACCGCTCCCAATTACACTGCTAGTCTGACGAACCAACATGGAGCTTATACTCAAACGATTGGTAGCCAACGATACGATTCTAAAAAAGATGTATATAATATTATGATAGGTCTGTATAAGAAATGGGACGATCCAAAGGCTGAATTATTAGGTGGTAGTACAACAACTTGGATAAATGAGTACGACTGATGATTATAGATAGGGACATAATGCAAGAATATCCTTTTGATGGAGTATTTTACACTTATGGGATTGATGGAAGCAAACCTGCCGATCAACAGGTAGAAGAAGAGATTATAGTCTTGGAAACTAAATGTGATATACAAGGGGCGCAGAAAGAAGATTCAGGTGTAATATCAAACGCATACAATGTGTATTTCCCTTTTGATAAATCAGTAGGTATATCAATAAAAAAAGGTCATAAATTTAGGAGCAAGATGTATGGCTTCTCTATTACTGATGCTATCGTTATTGATATTATACCAACTCAATTAGGTGGTTGTGCAGTTTATGTAAAAGATAATACTAGTGGATAATGAGACGTGTAAGTCCATATATTGATGATTTGGCGAAGAAATTAGCTATAAAAGGTCGGAACTTAATTGAAAAGGCTTATTTAGAGGCTGACTACAATAAGAATAAGACCCAAAATCTTCACGATAGTTATGGGAGTGCAGTTTTTTATAATGGCGAACTTTATCCAAATAGTAAAATGTATTTTAGTAAAGCTGCAACAACTTCTAAATACGATCCATATCAACAAGAGGCAATTACAGGTAGACAGGCTATCTCTGATTTTTTCGATGATTATAAGCCAAAAGATAAGGGAATGCAGCTTGTAGTTGCAGTAGCCATATTTTATGGTGGAATATTAGAATTAGGCGGAGGTAATTTACGTAGGAAATATAAAGTTATATCTATGATTGGAGATGACATTAGAGCATTGGCACAAGAAGTAGGTAAAGCTAAAGTTTCTATAATTCAAAACGGGAAAGTAAATGGATAAGAATTTATTAAATATATCAACTATTGAAACCTTTTTCAATGAATTATTGGATGAAAAAGTATCTTCTAATACTTTCTTTACAACTGTCCCTACAAATATTGATACTACTTGGTCTGACCTTGTTGTGATTGACTGTGCTAATTCTATCCAAGATTTGAATGCCTATGGTGTAGGAACTGTATTAGTTTGGTTATATGCAAAGCCATTCAGCAATGGACGTAAGAATGTTGCTGTAATGTCTAAACTCGAAAAAGCTCTAAATGAAGCTTTAGAAAACAATAAAAATGCGTCTTATGCAGTTAGCAAGAAAGGCACATTTGCTGATTTTGACAGTGATGCTAAGATGCATTGTAATATAGTAGAAATTCAATTATTAATCGTTTAAAAATAAAAAATTATGGCATTAACAGTTACAGAAACTAGAAAAGGTAATGCTAACTCCATTATCTACAATCCCAAGTTTTTATATGTAACACCGTATGTAGATGGTAAACCCGGTACAAAAACTTGGCAATGTATGGATATTATTCGTGATTCAACAACTATCACACAAGAGGATAATACTGAAAATCCTATTGAAAATGAATTATCTTCAACTCCAATCATTAATAACATTCAAGCAGGTAACTATACGTTTACTACTGAAATTGGAGATTTGCAGGCAGAACTCTTAAAAGATTTGATAGGATTCACCATTGGTACAGGTAAGAACGCCTATGCGCCTGATGGCTATGTAGAGAAATTTGCTCGTATCGACATGGTATTTCAAAATGGCAGTAAATATACCGCTGTTGTATTGCCGAAATTGCAATTGAGTCCGACAATTACTCTTGATTCAATGAGTACTTCTATCGGTCGTATTGCTCTTGGCGGATCAGCGCAGGCTGTTCAGTTCAAATATAGGGCAGATACTGCAACATTGACTCCTTTGGCTATGATTTATGATTATACCGTTCCGCCTACAGATATGTCATTAGATGGCACGGGGGGAGCGTAAGGGAATCAGTATCTCCGGCTAATTCCCTAGAAAGCTCAATCGGAGAAACAGCGGTAGCTTCTAATAGAGTTACGTCTAAAAATAAAAATACAATTCTTTAATAAAAGGGAGGGAGGTTACTCCTTCCCTTGTTTTTTTAAAAGATATGACAAATAGTAAAATAACATATAAAACGATAAAAGATCCTGTTTCTGATGAAGCTATGGAACGTCTTGTACAGATTATGACTGACAGCCCTAGCCTTTTAAAATTAAAAGATACAGAATGGGAAATTACAGCATTGAAACCCGGTATAATGTGGCTGATAGCTAAAGAAGCCGCACAAATAAATAAAGTAGAAAAGGCGACCTTTAGTGATGTATTACAAGGTCTTTCTATCAATATGCCATCTGTCTGTCGTATTCTGACGCTTGCTTTGTTGAATAATAAAAACCATATTAAAAGTGGTGACCCTGAATATGACAAAGTATATGATGCTCTGTTTTGGGAGTGTGAAGACATGAAAGATTGGGCTACTATTCTATTTGAAGTTCTTAACTTATTGTCAGTTGAGTTTTTTTTTGCTATTACAGAGTTGACACAGACGTTCCGCCAAATGACACTGGAAAGAAAGACGAAGATGGAAGAACGAAAACAGTCATCGCAAGAACAAGCTACGGGGAAATGTTTGATTTTATAAAAGCTTATCCTTCTGTTACAATGGAACAATACATGTGGCACATGACAGTTCCTCAAATATTGCTAGCACAATACGATACAACTCATATTGAATATTTGTCAGAAGAACAAGCTAAAAAAGACAAAGCACCAAAAATAAATTCAGCCGACGACTTATTTAAAAACGATTTTGGCATACCAATTTTTAATCAAAAATAAATAATAACAATGGGAGCAACAGGATATGTATTAACAATACCTGATGAGGTATTAAAGAAACTAGAATTAGCAGATACTAAAATAAATGCTATAGCTGAAAGTAGCGAAAAAACAGCAAACAGGTTCAATCAAGCATTTTCGAGCATGGCTTTATCTGTTGACCCATTGATAAAACGGCTTGATGCATTAAAAAATATAGGTAAATTAGATTTAGGGTCAGGGTTAAAAAAATACACGAGTGATTCGGAAAAGGCTGCTGCTGGAATAGCCGAAGTTGCGAATAAGCTGAATCAATTAAAATATATATCTTCTCAATCATCGTCTGCCAATAATTCTGTTTTGGCATGGCAAGGTATTAATGAGAACTTAAAGATACAACAACAGCGGTTAGATGCAATAAATCGCTCAATCAAAGAATATGAAAATACTTTATCTCAAATACAAAGTGGTAAGGGTGGTGTATTATCAAAAGAAGATCAGTCTAATTACGCTTCAAATCTAGCCGAAGCTGAATCAATCAAACAAACAATAGCATTATATCAACAAAAACAACAAGCGATTGTAAATTACCAGTTAGAGCAAAAGAAGGTAGCTGACAATTTAGCTAAACTAAAAAGTTTAGAATCCGACTCAAAATCTTTGCCTGAACAAAGAAAACGTGAAGAATTAGAAAGATTGAATGCTTTATATAGAAGTGGTCAATCCTTACTGCAAAAACAAGCGAAGGCGGAAGATGAACTTGGTAAAGCTGCTCAAAAGGTTGCAATAGCATTAGATAAAGCTGCGAAAGCCGAAGAAAAGAAAAATAGCGCAAGAGCAAATAAGGCTAATCAAGAAGCAGCAAGAGCCGAAGAACAATACGCAAGAGCATTAAATAAAAGCGAGGTCACTATTGTTCAACGGGCAAGAAAGATTGAAGCATTAGCTAATGCACAAAGAGCCTTAAACTCTACTGGACGAGATTACTCTTCCCAATTATCTAAAATAGCATCGGAAACACAACGGCTTCAACAAGCAAATGATAATGTTGCAAAAAGTATGGAACGAGTTAAAAGATCTCAAAGTAGTGTACTCAATACTACCGATCAATTAACTAGGAAAATAGCATTATTATTTAGCGTTTCAGCTATACAGGGATATGTGGAAAAGCTAGTTTCTGTACGAGGAGAATTTGAACTACAGCAAAGAGCATTGCAAGCAATTTTGCAAAACAAAGATGAGGCAAACGCTTTATGGGAAAAAACAGTGGCATTAGCTGTTAAATCACCATTCCAAGTGAAAGAATTGGTAACTTATACAAAACAATTAGCAGCATATAAAATTGAAGCTGATAAACTATATGATACGACCAAAATGCTTGCTGACGTATCAGCAGGATTAGGTGTAGACATGGGGCGTCTTATTCTTGCATACGGGCAAGTAAAAGCTGCTAATTATTTACGTGCGTCAGAAGTAAGACAATTTACAGAAGCTGGTGTCGGATTGCTTCAAGAGCTTGCCACTATGTATACAGAACTAGAGGGTCGTATGGTATCTGTTGGTGAAGTCCAAGCTAGAATAACTAAACGTATGGTTGCCTTTGGTGATATAGAAGAAGTTTTTAAACGGATTACGTCAGCAGGAGGTATATTTTATAACATGCAAGAAATCCAAGCCGAGACATTGGCAGGTATGATTTCCAATCTTAAAGATAACTTTGATGTTATGTTTAATGAGATAGGAAAGGCTAATGATGGAGTTTTGAAAGGATTTATCAATATATTAAATACTATAGTTGCACAATGGAGAGATTTTGCAATAGCATTAAATACCGCAGGCGCAGTTTTTGTTACATATTCTATAAAAGCTGCAATAGCAGCAGCAGCGAATAGAAAGATTGGCGTATCGGCAGCCGAAGCAATGATAGCACAAGGTGGATTAACTAAAGCTATTGGGTATACTACAAATGCTCTAATAAAATCATTTAATTTTGTAAAGGCAAACCCGTGGATTCTTGTAGCTACAGCTATTGCAGGAACTATCTTCTATCTAAAAGATTTAACAGAAAGACTTGACGAAACTCGTGCTACATACGATGTTTTAAATAATCAAATAGATACTCAAAAAAGCAATCTTGAATCTTTAACAAATAAAATAGAGAAGCAAGTTAAGGCACAAGAAGATGCAGAATCCTCTTTATCAAACGTAAAGAAGGGAACGCAAGAATATAAAGAAGCCGAACAAAAAGCTAATGAAGAAAGAGAAAAAACGCAGAAACTTTTAAATATACTAAAAACGCAATATCCCGAAGTATACGCAAAGGTAATGCAAAATAAAGAAGGTATAAAATCATTAGCGTCTGAACAAAAAAAATACAATGATGAACTTGAAAGAACTTCTGTATTAAATAAATTAATGCAAGCAGATGTTCCATTAATTGGCGAATCCTTTAAAGAACAAGCAGAAGCTTATACAACGTCATTAGATAAACAGAAAAAAGCCTCTACTGATTTAAAAAACACATATAAAGCTTTAACTTCTGAATTAAATTATCTTTTTAAGACTGATAGTAAAATCCCTGATTATTTAAAACAAAATGCTCAATTAGTTATAAATAGCAATGATAATATTGAGAAAAAAACTAAACTTTTAATATCTTATTCAGAGGCTATATCTCGACATACATCTACTTCTAATCGTACATTAAATACACTTAGAAAAAATGCAGAAGATTCTTTAAATAGCTTAGAAGATGCTAATGAAAATAGAGTAGTTCAAATGCAGGAGATGAACAAAAGTTATGTTTCTTTAAGAGATAACGCTCTTAAAGAAGCAAATATTACATTAGCTGAATTTAAAGCTTTATCAAAAGAGCAACAAGAAGATTTAGGAAAGAGAATGGCAACATTTATAAAATCTTCTGCCGGGGCGGAAAGCAATTTTGCACGCTTTTTTTTAAAAAATAGAATAAAACAAGATTTAGGTATTAGCATTTCTTATGACGAAAAGGAAGTCGAGAAAGAAATGACCGACCTGCAAAAAAAACTATCTGAATATGTAAATGAATATAATAATAAGCCTGAAATAAAAGGGAAAAACGCTTTAAAATTACCAATTGTTACAGCAGAAACAGATGTAGAAGAATATAGAGATAAAATTTTTGCAGCTGGTAAAGCCTTAATTGAAGCAGCGCAGGAAAATGCCAATTCAGTTGAGAATCTTGCACCTCATATAGACAAGAATCAAAAAGTCGCAATTCAGTTAGCAAAATCAGCTGGGGAGGCTCAACAAGCTCTAGCTAAACTTTTTGGATATACGGATAAGAAAGGCGAAAAAGCCGGAGAGACAGCCTATGAACGTAAGATAAAGGCTCAATTAGACTTATTGAAAAAAATGCAATCTCAATATGAGAAGCTAAGACAGACAATGGGAGAAGAAGATGCTACAAGCACTATAACTTCATCTTTTGGAACAGCTTATCAAAAATTATTCAATAAGCCATTAAAACTTAAATTTGATAAGGCTTCGATAGCTAATGAGATGGAGTCCATTTCTAATACTATTAGTGGTAAATCTGCGGAAGCATTAAAGAGAAGTTGGCAAAATACCATTGGTGAATTACGTTCAGAAATTACAGTTTCAGCGACTCTTGATAATATCAGTGAATTTGAACGTCAAATGGACTCAATGTTTAATAGTTATCAACTGTATATCGAATTGGAGGCTAAAGGTGTTCCTAAAGATCTGATTCAAAATCTGTTTGGCATTGATGTAACTACGTTGGACGATATAGCTAGAGCGTTAGAGGAAAAATATCCCGATGTTACAAAATTAGGAGAAAAAGAACTTGATTCTTATTTCAAGATACAGAAAAAAATAACTGATAATCAAAAGAACGAACTTAAAAGACGTTCTGATTTATTGTATAATTATTTAGAACAATCTGTAGACAAGGTTAAACAAGTACAAAATTCAGGAGCACTGGAAATCAGCTTTGCCACTGATTTCTTTAATAAAGGAAGCTTGAATGCCGAACAATATGCGACAGTCGTTAAAAATGTCACAGAGAAAGTAAATAAGGAAGTTAGCAAGATTAATACAGATAAGTTCAAAGAAACTCCTGAATATATTCAAGCTATGGGGGACTTATCCGCTTATTCTGCTTCTCAATTAGAAGTAATGATAGCTAGAATGCAGGAGCTTATAAACTCTTCTGCCGGAAATCTAAATGCATCAGATTTGAAAGTATATACAGATTTGATAGATAAGATACAAGACAGATTAAAGCAGATTAAATCTCCGTTTAGTAAAAATGCTTTTGCAGAATTTAGAGAACTAAAAAGACTACAAGCGGAATTTAACGCAGAAACAGAAAGATATAATCAACTGTTGAGAGAACAGAAAATTGCTAAAGATAGACTTGAAAGCACAAAAACAGAAGCCGAACAAGCTAGAGGTAGAATTGGAATAGATGCGTCCGCAAAAGATGACCTTATAGCAGCTACAGAGAGTTTGCAAGATGCTAATAGTGCTTTAAATAATTCTAATGATAAATTGAACATTTCACAAGGTAAACTGTCTAACATATCCGGTAAAATGGGACAGATACAGGGTGGAATGAGTGCAGCCATGTCAATGATTGACAAGATAGTTACAGGAATATATCAATCTATCAACGCTACCATTGACATAATGAATCAATTTAAAGAACTTCAAGAATCACAAGGCGTTGATACGTCCAAAGGAGGATGGAGAGAAGCGGCACAAGCAGGAGAATTATTGGGTAATGTAAACGAAAAAGTTATGTCCTCTTGGAATAATTTCAAGAGTGGTAATATTGCCGGAGCAGTAGCCGATGCGGTTGGCTCTATAACATCTATTTTCACAACATTAAATAAGCAACATGATGCTAGAAGAGAGCAAACCATTCAAAAGGAAATAAAGCAAGTAGAAAAGCTTCAAAAGGCTTATCAAAGATTAGGTAATGCAATAGAAAATGCATATACTATTGATACTCTGAATATGAGTACTGAAAATGCTCAACGTAATATTCAAGACCAAATAAAGAGTTATCAAAATATGATAGCTGCCGAAGAAGATAAGAAAGATACAGATTGGGATAGAATAGATGAATGGAAAGAAGCTATAATTGATTTGCAAGAACAGGCAGATCAACTTAGGAGTCAGAAACTTAATGAATTAGGAGGTTTTGGTAGCGGAGCAGACATGAAATCTGCCGCAGAAGAATTTGCATCTGCTTGGCTAGAAGCCTATAAAGAAACAGGCGATGGATTAACAGCATTAGAAGATAAATGGGATGAATATATCAATAATATAATTATGAAACAGTTGGCTCTAAGAGGAATAGAAAAATTCTTAGAACCGATAATGAATAAATTGGATAATATGATTGGAGACGATTCTTATCTATCTAATGATGAATTGAAAGAGCTTCAAGACGATATTGATAAGACTATGCCAGCCTTGAATGAATATTGGAAAAAGCTTGCAGAAAGTTTTAAAATACCAATTGTCGATGAAGGCGGCTCTGATAATGCTTCTACCTTAAGTAAGAGTGTGCAAGGTGTCACAGAGTCAACTGCTAATGTGATTGAAGCATATTTAAATTCTATGCGATTCTTTGTGTCAGATAGCAATATGGTTCTAAATAATTTCTATATGGCATTTACAAGTATAGACCCATTGCTAAACCCAATGTATAGTGAACTAAATAATCAGACTAAATTGTTGAGAAGTATAGATGAAAGATTAGCAAGTGTAATCACTTATAGTGGCGACCATCCTAATGGAGGTGCTGCGTTAAAAACTGTTATATAATACTTCAACTAAAGCCACCTTTTGGATTTTTGATTATATTTGCTGAAAAAAAATGAAAAAAGGAGATGTTTTTTATAATAAATATGGTAAATATATTGTAGATGATTTACTTCCAAATAGTAAATGTATAATATTTTGGGAAGATTTTAATCAAAAAAATATCGTATTTAGATATAACGCTAAAAAGGGTAAAGTTAAACCTAAATTGAATGGTAACGAAGTAAAATTTAAAAGCGGCTTTTTCCCATCCAAATTAAATGGTAAGCATACTGTTTATTATAATGTTTGGATGGGAATACGTAAAAGATGTCTTAATAAAGATAGGAGGCATCCATCTTATTCCAACTGTATAATTTGTGAAGAATGGCTAGACTTTCAAAAATTTGCTAAATGGTATGATGAAAATTATAAAGAAGGATATAACATAGACAAAGACATTCTTATCAAAGGGAATAAGGTTTATTCTCCTGAAACCTGTTGTGTAGTTCCTAAAGAAATTAATTTAGCAGTCATGAATGATAAAAATAGGAGAGGTAAATATCCAATAGGAATGTATTTTGATAAAGGAAATAATGTTTTCCAAGCAAGAATATCAAAATATGGTATTCCTACATATCTTGGTTGTTATAATAGCACAGATGAAGCTTTTGAAGTTTATAAAAAAGCTAAAGAAGATTATTTAAAGGAATTAGCGAATAAATATAAAGAAAATATATCAGAAGCAGTTTATAACGCATTAATGAATTACAAAGTTGAAATAACAGACTAGTATTGTTTTCAGGAAAGAGTAGCCGGATTAATTTCCGGCTTTCTTATATCCCAATGATGCTAGTAATTTTCGTATGCCTTCTATTCCTTTTTGATATACAATAGTCTTAAAGTTTATGCATATATCTCCATTAGGTTTGGTGAATTGAGTTTCTATAACTCTAAACCAACATGAATCTACATAACGCTGCATCGGCTGATTATTCCCTTGAAGAATTTTATTATCTCTTAAAATTTCAAAAAGTTTATTTCTTCCAATCCCCATATTAAGAACTTTTGCCACAGTAGCCATATCGCAGGCGTCTTTACTATCAGTTACTTGGTCAAAGAACTCTTCTTTTGGTTTCATTTCTTCAATACGAGCTTGCTGTTTTTCCAATTGTTCGGCTTGTTCAGCAGCTAATCTTAGAGCTTCGGCAAATGTTTTCGGCAAAACTAGATTGTTTATAGCCTTATGAAACACTTGTCGATATACTTCAAATACAGGTCTTACTTTACGAGCTATAAAGAACTCTAAACAAGAAATGGATAATTTGTAATCTACCTTGTTATTCCCACCCCATGAATTTTCTAAATCTTGCTGCGCATCTTTGCGCACCGACTGATAATCAACTCCTTCTATGAATTGGTCATTTGATGTTAATGCTCTTACAGCTTCTTGTTTCCTTCCATAAACAAGCATCCAAACATCATCAAGATTGACGGGAAACTCATTATTAGATTGAGATAATTCAAGTACTGCATTAAAGTACGTTTTCAATTCCTCATTAGAACTTTCTTTTGATAAGATGATATTGTTCATAATAGTATAAAAAGAATGTTCCGAAAAGAGCCACAACACATCTTCCCGGAACACTCCGCTAATAAATTAGCAATTTCTTCTTGTCAGTTGTGGTTGACGCTGCAAATATAGTACTAATTTTCTCTATTCCAAAATTTGTCTAAGTCTTTTGGTAGAATTGGTTCTATTTTTTTCAGTAAATCTTCATAAATAGAAGTATATACCTTGTGAAATTTCAATCCATTCTTTATTTTAGCACACATTTTTTTTATAGATCGAGGTTGTCTTGGATATACCTTACTAATTGTTAGTGGAGACATTTCCAACTTATAATGTAATATATAAAAAAGGAAAGCTCTAGCCGATACGACATTTTCCATCCTTTCTTTATTTACAAGTTCTTGTTCTGTCACTCCAAAATGAGTGCAGACTATTTTCTCAATCTCATCTATTTTCTTTGCTACATCAAGTTCTAAAGTCATAGTGTACTATTATGGACACAAATGTACTAATTAGTACACTACCTTCCAAATATATTCGGGAATATTTTATACATAGTTGGTATTCAACGTGATATATACCATAAAATACTGCGTAGTATATTTCTGTAGTTTTCACCTTATTTATTGCATAGTTCAATGTCGGACTATATTAAATGTATTTTTTATGGAATCAAAAACAGTTGTTTATACTCCTGATGCAGGGAGTGGAAGCGGAAGTGGAATGATCAGACCATATATGCCTTACTTATGATATAAGCCCTCATGGTGAGGAAATACAATATTTAGGTGATTACATCATAGATAAGACATGGGATTCGGCAAAGAAATATTTATGTGATTGTTGTAGAATAAAGAAATGATAATATGAAAAACAAAGATTTCAAGAAAGCATTACAGAGTGATAAACCTATCAACTCTATGTTTGCACTTATTCCCGAAAAGCAAAAGAAGTCTTTTATGAAATTTGCTAAGCAATTTGGATTTACAGAAGAGAAAATAGAACAACTTTTGAAGTCTGAAAGATGATAGCCTATGAAAACAAAAAGAGTAAAATATGATGCTGTCAAATTGGCAATCATACGTAAGAATTACATGATTAATGAGGCAATCAATGATTTAGTGAGAGATTTACCTCATTGTGATTTTGAGAAATTAAGATTTCAACTTACAAATGAAATTATGGAGTTGCAATCACTAAAAAGCGAAGGGGCTAAATAGCCCCTCTTCTCTAAAGTTTCAATACTTGCCGCTTTATATCATTTTTATTATAAGAAATATGCACCCAACTAAAATCCTTTTCGTCTATTAGTTGTCGGAATGGAAGTTTTAATTGTTGCGCTAATTCAAATAGTTTTTTATTTTCTTCTTTACTTCCACCTGTAATGTCAGCAGCAGCACTTCTTGTACAGAGATGCTCACTTGATAAAGCTCCCCTTACAGCTTTATTTAGTTCTTGACAGCGAAAACCACTGTTAACCACAATAGTTTTTCCGTATGCCTCTCTTAAAGGATCTAATACATTTTCTATTAAATCCTTTAACCTTTCTTTTTGAGCATTATTAGGAGTATTATCTATTCCTTTTGCATCGGCTGTATTTGACCGACATAATTCTTCAATTGTAAAATACTTTCCCATGTTCAATCTTTATTTTCATTACGTCTATTATATTTCTTCAATGCAAGTTCGCTTATATTATTATCTTTGATATATTGATTACGTCTTTTCAGAGCATCTTCTAATGTCCTAAACATGCCGACATCAATACTTTTAGCACTGTAATATACACGAACCTTATACCTTATTGGGTTTTTAAGACGAGGTATTATTCTGCGGTAGATCCATTTATGTCCTGTATTACTCATTTCTTAAACAACAATTTTAATTCTTCAACACTAGCCTTATGATAATTATCTGTATCATTATCTTTGGGTAGATACATAAATTCGATTCCTGATAATCCTCCTTCTAATTCGTTATCATGATATATACCCCAATCTCCTTTACTGTTAGTAAAGACTTGTCTGTCATCGGTATCATCTCGGAGTGCAGCAATAAAATAGAATAAGTTTTCATTTTCACCGCAATCAATATCGTTTTCTTCTTTTTCAGATAAAAAACGCTTTAATTCCTGCTCCAAAGGAAGATTGTAACACTCATCAGGATAGCCAATGCCATGAATAGATTGGGTAGGAATACATATATCAAGCCATACGGCTCTATCGAAATAGCAGCAAGGACAAATATGATAACCAAGTTCCTTTAGTTTATCTAATATTTTCTTGTTGTTTGCTCTTAAAAAAGCTTTTTGAATAAATCCCATATCTATTTCCTCCCTGTACTACCTATTCCGTTTAAACCTCTTTCTTTTTCATTTAGCTTTTCAACTTCTACAAAGTCTATTTTAGGAGTTAACCCAATCTTCAACTGGGCTACTCTATCCCCTACTGAATATCGTTGTAAATTTGTTAATACGTGATAGAAGATAGCGCATATCTCATTAGTGTAGCCTTCATCCACTGTACCGACAGAGTTAGTCATAATCATCCCTGTCTTCCAAATACTGCTTCTTGGTCTTATATCAATGGATAATACATATCCGCCTTTCCGCATAGTCTTAATATAGTCTTCATCTATTTGGAAAGCTAATCCCAGTCCGTACTTATACACATTTGGTGCTATCTCTTCGCATGAAGTAGCATATAGGTCATAACAAAAATCGTCATCGTAATGTTTTACTGGAATCTTTGCATCAGGATGCATTTTCTTAAATTTTACTTTCATCTTCTTTATCGTTTAATTGTTGAGCCTTTATTATACATTCACCAATAATGTTTGGGTTTTGATATGCGTCTACTAGATTCTTATATGCTTCTACACATTCAGAGCTATCATTGTAGTTTATATCTTCTGCTTTTCTAAACACCCACTTTACAAGATTATTTATTATATCCAACAACTCTTGCTGTTTGTAATGTCTTAAAGCAGCGGAATCCTCTGCAAATTTAATACATTCTTTTATTCTATTTGATATTTCGGTGATAGAAAGTTTAGTCATTGAGCGAGCAACTTCTACCAATGATGCAAAATAGGGATTTTCGACACCTTTTATTGTAGATAGATAATCCTCTAAAGCTTGACGATATTTGAATAAAAGAGGCTGTATGTAAACGTCCAAATTATCGTTGAAGTCTGCATAAACTGTTCCACTAGAAATAGTCAGGTTATTAACTTCCTTTTGATACCAATTTACCCTTTTCTTTGCGGCATAAAATAGTTTCTTGGTTTCTTTATCTTTATTTTTAATTGATGGTTCAATATCCAAAACGCAACAGTTGCACATTTCATTTAGAGCCATTACCTGATAAACACTAACTAGTAGTATTTGGTTAGGTGTCATTGGAACATCTTTTTCTTCTTGAAATTCTTTGGGGTGAGCTTCTTTTATTTCCATAATGATATTTTAGTTATAAGCATAGTAAGCCTTTATTCTCTGCATCTATACAGCACAGCTTTTGCACTGAATAAACAAAGAAGTTCAGAGCCTTCAAACTCCTACACCCAATAAACGCACTTCCGTCTCTGCTGCTCCTAACCCGTAGAAGACTTTATTTATTTCGTTCATATTGTAAACGCTGATGCAGCACCTAGTTTTGACAGGCTTGGGTCTCATAGGATTTTAAACACGCAAACAATATGTCGTTATTGAGCATATCCCATTTTCAATGTTGAAGCATCGTGTTCGAGGTGTGGAGATAAGAAACCTCTTGCCGTTTAGAACAATAAAGCCGTATCAAGACTCTTCTTAACACGGCTTTTAGCTTTATTGTTCTAAATAAACCGCATTGTGGGCATATTCTCTTTAGAATATGATGGATAGCACAATGCAGTTTAATCTTATATATTGAATATTATAAGCAATTTATGTCTGTATTAGGCTATCCATTTCCTTGATACATCGACAAATATCCGAATAATATTTCATACTACCAAATTTATTCGTCTCTTTTTTCATTTTCTTTATTTTCAAGAATAATAATATGGCTATGTCCTTTCCCTGCCGACCAGCTATCTCCTTTAATGACTGTATAATCTTTAAGAGAGTTTTCTGCGCATTTAACAAAGTCATCGACTCCATCAAAGATTAATGGTTCTTTATTCTCTAATTTTTTCTTTGGTCTATTTAATAACTTATAAGTTTTATCTCCAAGATAAGCTAAGATACGACCGATAAACAGTCCTATAATGAATGCCAAAAAATTTCCTATTGTCATATTATTATAACGATTTTAGAAGTTCCTCTTTTGTAGAAAACAAATGCTTTTCAGATAACCATATACTATTTTCATCAAACATATATTGGACATACTTGTGATATACGTCTATGTTTATATTTTCAACTTTCTTTAATACACAGATATTGTCATACATAAACCAAACCATATCTCCAATATCATATTTTGTACTTATTGTCATAAAGCTACATTTTTAACTGATTAATAATATCTTTTATTTCTTCCGAATTGATATGACCTCTTCCCTTTGGTTGAAGTAGCGCATCAGCAAATAAATCAGCAACTACATTGTTGATAAACTCTTGCAATAGATGTTTCGTTTTATAGTCCTCTGCATTTATATTATCAACATGTTCTACAATCCGTTGCAATAATGCGTTATTTTCTTTAGTAAGCCGGAGAAGTTCTTCAATCTTTTCATCGTTCATGGCATAAGTTCTGCTAATTTATCGTAGGTTAATCTTATAATTTCTGATTCATATAAGTCATAACCATTATCATATACTTTGACTTCAAGACAATCAGGTTTTAAAACTAAACCTTCAAGACATGCATGTTCTCCAAAAGAGGACATACATCTTATTTCATATTTTATAGCCTCCCAAACTTTTTCTTCAATATCTAATAATTGGTCTTGTAGTTCTAATGCACGTTTTACAAAAACCTTCATTTCTTCTTTTCTCATATTATCAACTTTTTTATCGGTTCTTCTTTATGAATAAGTCCATTAATGTCTACAGTTGGGTGTATAGCAAAGTATATCTTGACATCTGATTCAGCATATACTTTCTTCCATACTTTAGAAACCTCGTCCATAATGCTTTCTAGTTTCTTTTTACCAACCTCTCCTTTGCCTACCCATTCTTTTCTTTCTACGACAACCGGATATATATCATCCGGATAATGAGTAGCTATTGCTTCTAAAATATAAATACTATCTTTCATTTTTCTTTATTTTTTCTAATTCATAACCAAAAAAATCTTTCATAGTTTTTCCACTAAGCCACCATGTAATTGCTATGTTTTCATCAAAATCACAATATCTACTTAATTTCCATTGTGGATTAGACAACATACCTTTTTTAATAGATTTACCAATAGCAGGAAGTCTTTTAGGGTATAAGGAAAATTCCTGTTCTCTTGCTCCTTTTCGACTTATAAGAGGACATCCAACGCATCCCAATCGTTTCATCCCTAATTTATAACAAGGAGCAATTGGTAAATCTTTTTCTTTTATATATTCCCACACATCTTCATCTGTCCAATCATAAATAGGATAAATATGTTGTGCTTGTTTCATACTTTTTCTTGTGTCACATTGAATATAATCCCTATCTTTTCTACTTCTACTTTCAGAAGCTCTTACACCCTCAATTGTATTTTTCCCAGCACCATCTCTTTCTTTTAGTATGTCACAACAAAAACGATTTAATCTTTTCGGTAATCCTTTCTTTTCTATAAGTTCATAAAAAGATAATGAAGGTCTTTTAATTTCAGTATCAGGCATATTATCTTTTATAAACTTAATTGTTCCATTAGGGTCAATCGTTGTAACATTATGAAAAGAAGGTATGTCAATCCCTAACTCTTTGATTAAAAAATAAGTTACTGTACTATCTTTACCGCCTGAATTTGCTAATATTAGATTTGGTATATTAACAAATACTTTATCAATTAGTTTTTTAGATTGGTCTACTTTTTTTAATAATTCTATTCTCATTTCTTATTCGCCTTAATTTGTTCAATAGTAATATCCATTCCTTTCTTTAATTCTTTCGAATAAGCGTCTAAACGCTCGCCTTGTTCCCATATTATCCAACCAATGATGATGAACAATAATCCAACTACTCTATGCCACATTGGTAGTTTGATACTAAATGGAGATAAATTTATCTCCATGTGTCCAACAAATGCAGCAACAATTACAAAGGCTACAATCATTATTATCAAATCTTTCATGGTTTCATTCAATTAAATTACTTGCTAAATAATCATCTTCTGACATTTCAAAGATACCTGTAATTACCACATCACTGTATTTTTTTGTAGTTTCTATATAGTGTTCAACTTCCCGTATAGACAGATCACCCATAACAGCGTATAATTGTCTCCCATATACATATTCATTATGTTTGATAGCTATGTAAGGGAATAAAAAGAATCTTGTTTTATCTATTTTCATCTCCTATATATATTAATTGTTTCCCCCATAACTTGATTGTTTGCACCTTACCTTTTTTTTATAAGATCATAAACCCATCTACGCTTAATCCCTTTTAAAAAAGCGTATGTGTCAATAGTAACCCATTTGTCAGTATCTATCATCATAAGTTTTTCCTCCTTAAATATTCACAAATTAAAGTTGCATCTACTTTGTTGTCATCAATATTACTACATCTATCGGTTCGTCTAAAATCCAATTCAGGGAAAAGACGTTTTGCGGCATTGATTGATGTTGCTTTAGTATTCACTTCTTTCTTGTTAATCTCTTTATTTTTGAGTTTTACTTTCTTATATGTTATTACCATATCACTGTTTTGCCAAAGGCTTCCCTGCCATGTTTTGGGAGCAATCAGATGATAAGGTATTTTATGAGCTATAAGCAAAGCTTGTAATTTCCCATATATCTCTCCAAAAGAGAATGTGGCTTTTGCACTACTACCAAATATAGCATGAACACATTCAAGTCCTGCTACTATGTTTGGATATTTAGACTTTAGATATTCAAGCATATCTGATATTTGGTAAAAATCATTATCCTTTAAACTCATGTGAGTCCATTCTCCATTTACTTGTATTGCAATATATCCAATACTTCCGGGGTCTATACCTATGTAACATTTATTCTCCATATCCCATCATTCTTCATTTTTCTTTTTATCCATTATTTGCCATAATAAATTAACAGGTAGTATATTCTTATTATACCCATTTTTTATTAATTCCATATTCTTTGCTAAATCCCTAGAATCAATAGGGAAATAATAGTATATAGAATTTTTATTTTCCGCTTCTATCGTCATATCTATTAAAGATTGTAGATAGTCTCTAAGTTTAAAGTAATTAGGATTCGCCATTTAAAATTCCTCCTTTTTTAGTTCTACAGTGATACCGCTATCTGCAAATATAGCTCTAAATCCTGTCTCTTCAAATATTCTCTCACCAAACTTTTTTTCATCGCTATTTTGGTTACTTAAATGAATTCCTATCACTGCCTTTAAGTTGTGAGATTTATGCCTTTTAATAACTTCGATAGCCTGTTCCAATGATAAGTGATTTTCAGATGCACTAGACGACCATTCATCATGTATCGCATTATTTACAATCACATCATTACTGTAATTAGTTTCAATCATTAAAACATTCACATCTTTCACTTTATATTTAAAACAAGAACAATCAGTTATAAACAAGACTCTCATTCCATCAGGACAATCTATTATATATGAATAACATTGTGCATTATGAGGAACTTCAAGACATTGTACTTCAAAACCTCCAATACGATATTTAGTTTTAATAGAAAGTTCAACCACGTCAGGAAATATAGACTTTGTTTCCTTATTTGAATAAACGGATATTGCTCTTAATATTAAATTAGGAATATCTAAAGAATGGTCTGAATGACTTCATCGGTGGCTGACTAAACAGCCAACCACCCTACCTCCTTCCCAATTTATAGCCGGAAGTATCTTATTTTTAAAAGATACACCTGCTTCAATTAAAAGGATTTCGTTATTACATTCAAGGATATAGCTATTGCCTTTACTGCTACTTCCCGCTATTTTCAGATATGCCATAAGCCCATTTTAATATTTCTTCTGCCTTTTCATAATCCTCTTTATCAAGCACTGTTCCTGTATAATCTGACTTTTTACCATATTTATAGCCTAATTCCAATGCCTTTAATTTATTGGCAACTAATTGGTCTGAAGTGTTAATGATTACGCTTCCTGCAACTTTCTTTTCCATAATTAATCCTCCTTCATTAAATAAAGTAATTCTTCAAATATTTGGTAATCCAATAGGCTTGAATCACATATTCCCATAATATTTTCAATTTTATATATTAAACTCCCTATTACATCTTCATCTGTTAAAACTTGGGAAGGCTCTTGAATATGATTATTCAATTCATCTATAATATCATTAACTGTATCAATAGTAAACTGTCGATACTTACCCATATCATAATATAGTTTCGATTCTATATCTTCTACCTTACTTAATAACTCCTTTGCCGTCATATCATTCTTCTTTTAATCCAAAATAACTCCAATCACAATTTCTATTTTTCAATACGTCTATAAGTTCGCTGTCGTCAAGATAGTCAAGGGCTATATCGCAAAACTTTCCTTTTTCACTAGGAGAAAGATTATTAAATATTTCTTCAATATCTATACTAACTGTTACATCTACGTTCATGGTTGTATCTTTTTAAAATAACTATTAATCTCTTCCTCTTTTATCCACCAATGAGATTTATCACCATATTCATCAGTTATACAACCATCATTTTCTGATAAGTATATTTCCCCTTGAAAATAAGCAATCTCATTTTCTTCACCATTCATTATTACATCTTTGATACATAGAAATTGGTCTCCTTTATGTATTCCTCTTTTTTCTGATAATTCATAATTTCTATATTTATCGTATCGTTCGAAATAATTCTCACAAAAATTTAGGGAATTATGATTTACCAATTCCTCTTTGAACTGTTCATCAGTCATTGGAATCAACTCCTCATTAGACATGTATATTCGATACTTCCGCATATACAATTCAATACCTTTGCATACACATTTTGCGAGGAAATTTTCAATTCTTCTTTTCATAATCTTAATTCACATAAACATATTGATAACTACTTATCCAAAAAAACTCTTGAAGATTATCCCCTAAATAATTACGAATGTCTTTTTCTAAATAATCCTCAATATATTGGCAATCTTGTCGCCATCTTACTCCATTCTCTCTAGTAAGACATTGTACTTTTAAGTTTGGATATTTATTATATAAGTATTCAAATAGTTTTTGAACTATGTCTGTTGTATTTTCACTCATATTTTTCTAATTAAAAAGTCCCATCCGAATAGGTATTACTACCTAAACAAAATGGGACTAAGTTGTGATTTATTTACCTAATATATATCTATATCATCTACACTTAAAAAGGTGTTTCTTTAACTCGTTCTTTCTTCTCTTCCTTAATAGTTCCGGGGTCACCTGCACCCGCAGTTTTCATTGAGTTAAGAGATTCCATTTTATAATCCAAAGTAGACGCATCCACAGTTTCCGTTACTTCTTCGTATTCTACAACTTCACCTACTTGTTCAGTGCTTAGTTGTTTCAAATTACTATTTGTTTGTTCCTCATTATCATCATCGTCAAAAGCTTTTAATTCAGGAGTGGAATTTATAATCATTGTGCATCCTGAATTTACGAGTGTCTTTTGCAACATTTTCTCATCAAACTGTTTATGCGTTGCTTGCTCCCTAGATGAACTTTTAGACCATGCAGCCAATATTTGTTTACGAGTCATTTCATAAAGATACATTTCTCCATCTTTAGATGGCAAATATATATATCCTCCTATAAAATCTTTATCTAGGTTTTCTAATTTTTGTACATGTTTCAACAGTTTCTTCTTACCTGTCTTAGGGTCAACTTCTGTTACATATTCATCTCCTTCTCTAATAGAGTGCGGCATTGGCTCCCAATCAGGGAATATACGTTTTACCATAAGTACATTCCCGAAATATCCGGGGTCTATACAAAGTTCTGTTCCACGAACTACAGCGTAAGCCTGATTATAAGCTAAATTCAGTCCTTTTGTAGCCATTTTAAAAAGTGCTGAACTAACGCTTACAGGATCACAAACCTCTAATGCCGGACGCTTATCCTTATCTTTCAACTCTTGTAACTTTAGAACGCTCATCTTGATAGCATTCACATAGTTATAATCTTTAGGGAAATTGAAATTAGCTTGAGCTAATTCATTCAATCTTCCAATTACTTGGTCGCCAATATTATTTCTTAAAGCGACATTTTTTTTCTCTTCTGCCATTATTTATATTTATTATTGATTAATTTTCTAATGAAATCTACACCCTTTTGATAAACTAAAGTCTTGAAATTGATACATTCTTCATAGTTTTTAGTATATTTCTGCTCTATTACTCTGAAATATCCTAAATCTTGATAACGCTGATACGGAATGTTATTATTCATAAGTACTTTTTCTTGTCGAAGAAATTCAAATAGGTTATTTCTTCCCATTCCTTTTATTCCAAGAACTTTAGCAACTTCTAGCATAGGAACAGCATCTTTACTATCTGCTACCGCATCGAAAAATTCTGCTTTAGGAGCTTGTTCTGCAATCAATGCTTGTTGTTTTTCGATTTGTTCAGCTTGTTTAGCTGCTAATAAAAGAGCTTCTGAATATGTCTTAGGTATATAGTTTTGAGCTTTCTTTTCACATTCCAAGAAATAGTCTCTAATTTTATTCCCCTTCTCTGTCTTAGACATCATTGCAATTTTCTTTGCAAATGATACAACTAAAGCATAATCAGATACTTTGTTACCCTCGACATCAATGTCGAACCCTACCCAATCTTCGTTTTCGACAGCAAATGGATTGTCTAAAATATTAGATTTAGCCCATCTTGAAAATTGTCCATCAGCAAGTTCTAAGCTTTTATACAATTCTCGTGCAGAAACGACCTGCTTTCCACTCTTTTCTGTAATTTTGATTAATTCATTCATATTACCAACATTATTTGTGAGCCAACAATAAGGAAGAAAGGGAAACCTGTTGGCATAGCTTTCAGTGGGAGTACTAAATCCACCTATCCCTTTCATTCCACAAATATAGAGATATTATTTGTTATATCCAATAATCTCTACATCAATTCCATTAACTTTAAACTTCTGTAACACATCAGATATTCAAAATGGTAGTGCATCGGCAGCACTTTGATTAATTGATGAATAATTCTGTGTTGGGGCAGGAGGTGCTTGCTTAGCTGCCTGTGCCTCAAATTTCCTCTTAACACTCCATGCTTTTATAGATGTATACCAACGCCCATTAAATTCTCTGGATTCAAGATTTACTCCAATGCTAACAACATCTCCGATTCTAATGTTCGCTTCTTTAATCTTGTCTGCTCCAAAAATAGTGAAACAAATATTTTTAGGATAGTTATCTTCTGTCTTTAACACAAAATCTTGGCTAACCCATTCACCTTTCTGTCCCATACCTCTATTTTCGGGGAGTATGGTAGTAATTTGACCTTCAATATATATTGCTTCCATTATTATTTACTATTATATGGATAAACGTCCATTATTTTACTATCAGATACACTTTCGATTCTATAATCAGCCATTGTACCTTTCATGTGTTCATCTAAGTTCTTTACAGCTTGTCTTAAATCTACTGCTTGCACAAGCATATTGGTTGTCGTAGTCTTTTCAGCCCCAGTCTTTTCGTCTAAGGTGATATATCCAAGTTTACACTTGAACCAAGTATCATCAGCTTCATTATCGCTTGGAACTACTTCTGCGTATTTTGTATCTACCACAGCTTTTATCGAAAAATCGCCACTGATAAAGGGAGACATCTCTTCTATTAATCTAGCTTCTGCTTCTGTCACAGATAAGGCATCAATTAGATATTTTTCTGTAACTTTTTTTTCTTTTCCGTTCTCCATTACTTTTTCGTATTTCAGAGAACCTAAAAACCATTTGTCCATAATAATATTTTTAAAATGTGAATATATAAAACTAACAATCGCAAATTTTATTATCTACTTCTTCTTCATCTTCATTGAATAAGCCGTTAAGGTTTCATCATATTCCTTAATAGCAGCCAATACATTCCTTTGAAACTCAAAGAACTTTCTATGATTCATAGAGCATTGTGAACCCATCGTTAATGTAGCTATATAAGACAAAGCATGCCCTAAATCGTCATCATTATGTGATTGTTTTGCAAATAATTCCGTAATATCATCTATATTGGAAATTGTTGCTGAAAAATGATCTTCATTTGTTTTAATTAAGATTAAAGCAGGAATATCATTTTCTTCTATAAATTTAGAAAGACTTTCAAAATTCTTTATTAATTCTTTTTCTTTATTTTCCATATTGTTATTTTTTTAACGCATCATCTATTGACACTCTGTTTTTTTTAACTTTTGTATATTCAGTGCTTCTTATTATATTTCCACACCAAGTATTAGTACTTTGTCCTAACATTTCAAGCTCTTTATTTTTTTTCTTGGAAGCTTTAGGAAGTAAGCCGTATACATAACCATACTGATTAGGTTTTTTCTCAACAGCTTTCAATGTCAGTATGTACTCCCCTTTTCTGTTCCTATATATTGTATTAAATCTTAGTGGGATAAAAATACCTTTTTCCTCCACCCCACCCACCTCATCATTAGTTATGATAACCCCATTCAGTTCAGATAGAGTTACATTTACACTTAAATTGTTATTCATTTTTCTATTTCTATTTTTTTAAAGATACGTTCATACCACGGAAGATTATTGAAATGAATGTATTTAATGTATAATTCTTCATATATTTTTTTCTTTGCTTCTAGTTCTTCTAGTTCTTCTTTAATTTTTTTCATTATATTATCTGAATCTTCAATCAAGATATTAAAACGATAACCATTAATATCAATTCTAGAAATAACCCCCTTATTGCTATTCAGAGCAACCGTGATAGCAGCTAGATCTTCTCCACTAATTAAATAATCTCCTTTTAAATTATATTTATCAGGAAATTCACCATTTATAACTTCAACCCCGTTAACTTTGTAACTAAGTTCGCTACCATTAAAATAAACACGACTTAAATTTTCATTCATAACTTTTACTTTTTAAAAATTAATATTCTACTCTTAATTCATTATCACTATCATTTACTATTAATTCGATTAATTGATGGCAAGTTTTTATTTCATTGCTAGAATCTATTAGATTCATATCATCAACAAACAGAGGCAAACTTACATTGAAGAAATCTGCAAAAGCATTTGCAATATCAATACCAATAAGTATTCTTTCTGCACCGTTTGATGTAGCAGCAATTGCTCCATCTATTCCAGTAATCACGCAATCAGGAATCCAAACACCGGATTTATCCTGCGACATCATGGTAATATTGCACCGTTTGAAGAATTTATTTACTCTATCAGAAATAATCTTAGCTCTTTCTTCTTCGTATGTTTTAATTTGATTATCTAACTTTTCTTGTTCTGCTAAAGCATTGGCAGTATCTTTCAGTTGTTTCTTAAATTCTTCTATTTTTTTCTCTTGTTTTTTGCGCTCATCAATAAGTCCCATTTTTTTGCTTTCCTCTTCAATATTCGACATCAAAGCTTTTTTCATGGAAAGTAAACCTGAATTATCTTGTTCAGGAATAGTTGTTATTGTCTTTTTCTTTTCTTCCAATAAGCTAACTAATGATTTATATTTTTCAGTTTGCTCAAATGGGATAACATTTTGTTGAACTTCATCATATTCTTTTTGTAAAGCAGACAGATCTTTCTTCGCCAAAAGAGTAGTCGGAATATCAGCAAGATTCTCTTCACATTCTGCAATTATTTTAGTTATATCATCAATTCTTGCTTTTACATTCAGCCCTTCTTTTATTATATTTTCTTTTTCTATTTCTACTTGTTTATAAAACTCCTTTTTTAATAATTCTAATTTGTCATAAGGAAGAGTTTGTCCACAATAAGAACATTTATCTGCTGAAAATTCCTTTTCCAAACATTCATCCAATTTAGTTAATAGATTATTTCTTCTTTCATTTAGAATTCCTAAATCTATATTTAATGATTTTATTTTATCAGATAAAACTATTCTTTTTCTTCGGTTTTCTTCGTTTTTATTATCTATATTTTTATTCTCTTCTGTTAAATAACATATTTTAGAAAGAATAGAAGATGAAATCTTATTCTGTTCTTCATCGTATTTTTCTTTTTCAGTTCTGATATTCCGTTCCCAATCAGATATTTCTTGCAAATCTTTATTTCTCTTTTCTATTAGAGGTTTAATAGATTCAGCACTTCCTTGTAATTCTTTATCTATATCCGAAATTTGATTTTTATAATCTTCTATGGCTTTCTTAGCACTTTCCGCCTCTTCTACATTTGGCAGATTTTCCTCCAAAGTTTTTATCGTAAGAGGAAGGGATTTAAGAGAGTCTTTTAGAGGTTTAATATCTGACGAAATTCGGGCTTTTAATTCAGAGAGTGAATACTTCTCTAGTTGATCTAATAATTCCTTGTAATTACCCGTTAAGTCGTTTTCTGTTATTTCACCTGCCATTACAGCAAGATATTTACGTTGTTCTTTCCAATCTAAATATAAAAAGTAATTAATATCCAAAATAGAGCGAAGAACTTCCAAATCACAAAATAAATCTGCAACCTTTTCTTTATACTTCCCGGCACTTAACTCTACTCCATCAATAAAGAACTTATAATCATCTGTTCCTTTTCTTTCATAAGAATTGCTTCCTCTACGTCTAATCCATCCTACTTCGGCTGCTTTTTTCAATGAATATTCATATCCATTTGCCTCGATGATAGCCTCAACGACAGCAGCAGGAGAATCTTCTGGTGTATATGTTTTAGTATTATCGAACAAATTATAGTTCATTCTATTTTCCCCATCATATCCTGTAATAAGCCATAGGAATGCATGACGTAGAGAGGACTTTCCTGCTTTATTTTGACCATATACTTTAGTAATATCTTCATTAAAAGATATTTCCTTGTTTTGTTTTCTCCAATTTTGAAGAATAAGCTTTTTTAAAATTACTTTTTTCATAATAGTTTCTTTATTATTTCACCCATATATGAATCTTTAGTTAAGTCTATAAATTCATATATAGTAAATTCATCTTTATTAATATCAATATTTCTATCTTTACAAAAGATTTCCCTACCGAATTTACAACTCCCAGTAAGAATATGATGCCATATAAACAAGTCTTTAGCAGAATACTTTTTAGAGAAGTCAGAGAAATGTTCTTTAAACTTAAAGATCCTTTCCTCTTCTGTACTATCATCATAAAGCTTTTCTTGCAAAGATTCAAATGCCTCATGTAGAGTATTACCATGAGAAAATTGATTATTCTCTTTTACTATAAAACAGGGAGTAAGAGATAAGTCAGAATCAAGGATAAAACCTTTTGCGATATTACCTTTTACATTTGTGATAATAGTAGGTATATTGTCTACTACATAAATAGGATTTCCATTTATGGATTTTACGCCATAGCCATAGCCATAGCCATAGCCAGAGCCATCGCCAGAGCCAGAGCCAGAGCCAGAGCCAGAGCCAGAGCCATCGCCATCGCCATAGCCATAGCCATAGCCATAGCCAGAGCCATAGCCATAGCCAGAGCCAGAGCCAGAGCCATCGCCATCGCCATAGCCATAGCCATAGCCAGAGCCATCGCCATAGCCATCGCCATAGCCATAGCCATAGCCAATATTTAGAAACTGTTTTATTCTATCTTCCATTACCTTGCCCATACCGGTACACTTTCAATAGATTTTACAGCTTTATCCGAACACGGGATAATTTCAATCACATCCAGAATCTCTATCTCTGGAACCGTAACTGTGAATTTGCATTCAGATGGGTTAGTCGTACCATTAACTGCTAATTGAGATATACTAGCAGCACCATCCCAATACCACAACCTACGACAATTTTCGAGCTTAACCTCACTACCATTTCTTTCTACTAATTCTCCGAAAAATACGCCTGAACGGTCGCCTCTAATAATTACTTTTTTATTCATAACTTTATTTAATTTAGTAAAACAAATCTTCTATCTTGTGTCATACTTCCTAAAGCACATATTTCTCTTAGAAAACCAAGTTTTTCCATGAATTCTATACAACACATCACTCCCCAACTATCACCACACACTTCATTTAATACTTCTCCTATTGTAAATGTACTTTTTTTAATACATGTGGCAACAACAATAGTATATAATTTGGAATATTTGCTAGTATTGCCACCTTCAAACATTTCAGCTTTCATCTTTTCATAATCATACATATCATTCCTCCCATTCTACTCTAACCGTATCTTTGTATGTAACATCTTTTTCATTGACTTTCACACGCATGGCTTCTTTTTTTGATTTGTGAACCGCTCCAATACATCTTTCACTGACTGTTTCATATATATTTATCCATCCTTCTTTCTTTATTCCCTCCATTAACAAATCATTTGAGGAGTCTACTTCCCCATCAGAAAATCGTCCTTCTTTAGTAAGAGAAACAGGATATTCATTGCCATTAATAGAGTCTTTAATTAGAGCAACAACGGGGAATTTATCGTTATCTACGTCAAAACATACAATTCTAGCTTTAAATCCTTCTCTTGTACATACAGGTGCACCTGCTTTTGCTTTTTCTAAATCAAATGGTTTCATAATTTTATTTCTTCTTTTCTTAACGATACATTTCTATTACTACTCTATTTTCTGGGACTCCATCGTCAGGGTGTACATCAGTAAAATCAATTACAGCAAAATCAAATAAATCGGGGGTGTATTCAGTTTGATAATCTCCCGTATTCATTACGATATTTATTTCGGCATCTTTATTACTGACTAACATTAATTCGTTAATCATATCTTGAACAGTAATTATTCGTTTCATTTATTTCCCTCATCCTTTAATTCTTCACAATGCAACTTATAAGCATAGGCAAACATCTTCAAAGTAATAGGTTCAAAGTGAAAGTCTGCCTGCTTGCCCTCTACCACAACAGAGACACACAAATCTCCATCACAAAAATAAATATATGCCACAGCATCATCATTTCCCTTGATATAAATGGTAGTGTCTGTACGCTATCCATGATTCACCTCCTTTTCTTTAAAGTGTTCAATTAGCTCTTCTACGGTAGCCTTGTGACAATAAAGTGCTTCTATTTGAGTCCCAACATGCCTTCCTCCGTTACAATCAGTAGATTGAAACCAAGTGCCTTTAGAAATATCAACATAGCATTCTACATCCATTATAAACCACTGATTTTCATCAGTATCATCCCGTAATGCGGCAATAGCCAAGAAAAGTTCCTCGTTAGTTCCGCAATCAATAAAACTATCGTCTAGTGGTACATTATAAGGAACATATTCACCATCAATAGTTGTAATTAATTTGCTATCATCAGTTATTTGAAAAGGGTTTCCATAATTTTTATATCCCAATTCTTCCAACTTCTTCCGAAGCTCCGGTGTGTTGCGTCTAATAAACGCTGCTGTTGTAAATCCCATAGTTATTCGTTTTTAAGTTCTTTCAATACTTTCTTCGCTATCTCATAGTAATTCAACTGCCAACTAGTATAAACATCATCGGTGTGTTCGTCATAATGATTAGCATATACGTATGAATCCAATTCTGAACGAAAAGATTCTCCATCTAGCCCACTATCATCACAATCATCGTACATTCTCAATTCATGGGCTACTTCTTTACATTCTTTGTGTGTAATGAAGTCATACACAACTCCGTCATAGACATTTGTCTGACGGACATATTTTTGTCCTATCGCAATCTTTTCGCAACAAAATTCACACACATGTTCTTTCTTGGCTGTTGGATAGGCTTCTCTTAGTACTGTTGGCATAATTAGTCCTCCGTTTCCTGCAAATATAATTTCATGCCTTTTTTAGTTAAACCTAATACATGAATATCATCAGCCCATTCATTAGCAATTCGCATAGATTCAGCAGGACAACCAGAATCAAGTACTACCTCATATTCTCCATCGGCATGCATCATCATATCTCCATATCCTGCCACAAGTTTTTTATTAAAAGCCATCAAATCTCCATAATTGTTAGCAAAGTAAATCCCTGCCTTTTCACAGTCTTTATACGCCTTTTTTAGTCTATTAAAAGCTCTTTGTTGTTCAGGCGTTAGTTCGCATACTGCATATAAATCTCCTTCCATATTGATTCCTTTCTATTTTGTTTTGAGGGTTATTCAATAGCCTTTTTAATTACTGCTTTTGCTACATCAATTTCTTTGGCAGCAAAAGAATAGATAGACTGCTCTTTGTAATCAAATCGTTCTAGCATTGCTTGTAATGCTTCCAACAATTCAGGAGCAGTAGCCATAAGTCGGGCATTTGCATTTACTACTTCCATATCCATTTCGGAAATATGGGTATCCAATCCATCATAAACTTGGCAAATGGCAAATCCTGTTTCACGAGATATAACATCTATGTCGTCCACTAACCATTCACCTTTAGTTCCTCTAAATTCTTTCATGATTTAATTCCTTTCAAATCTGTTATACATTAAACAAACTTTCTGTTGGAGCATACTTTTTATGCTCTAATTCAGCTAATTCCATAACTTGGCTTCTTGAAAGGTATCTTAAAATATCATCCATATCTGTGTGTACACGATATTGCCATTCATATCCTTTTATATCTCGCCATTTTCGTTTGCCCTTTTCTCGTTGCATTAACTTAAAATTATAGAGAGCAGAGGCAAACGTATCAATATGTAATGTGCAGGTGAGTTTTAAATCTCTTTCTTCCTGCGAAAATATCATTTCAGTCATTTCATTCTTAATTTGATTGTTTTATGCCTTATTTTATTGTTTCAGCAGCTTGTTGGTAAGCATCCCATTTAATACCTTTTTCGGTGCGCATTTTAATAGCATCTTCCCGAATACTATAATTGAGAAGCCATGTATTTCGACCTTCGTGATTAACTGGAAGTTGGCGTATCAAATCTTCTGCAAAATTAATACGGTCATATCCACTTTGTTTCTCTGCATCTGTTAGATGTATTACTTTCATTACATGATTTTCCATAATATTCCTTTCCTGTCTATTTTACGTTAATCTTCTACTGTTTTAAACAGAGTAACTATCTTAATCTTTCTCTTACACTCACCCAAAGCCTTTGCAGCTTCCATTTGAGCTTGTTGATAATGACAATACGATTTGTCGAGAATGCCATCAAGCCAATATTTTTTATATTCCTCTGTCCGGTAAGTTAATCTAAAGGTCTCTGTAAACAACACGTTGTCTATTTCAAATTGAACAAAGAAATTGTCTGTTTTTAACATAGATGTCCCTTTCTATTTTGTTTTACGTTAATCGTCAAAAGATAAATCCATATATGCAACCTGCGCAAGTTCTTCCATCGCATCGCAAAAATCTTCGTTATAGCAGGTTTCAAGTTTCTGTCTTATAATATTGCAAGCAGCTTGAAAACCTGCCATGTAGTTCTCTTGAAACATAACGTTTTTTGAATGTTTCTTCGCCATTTCTATAATTTCTTCTTTCTTCATATCTGATCTTGTTTAATGCCGTTCAGTATATTTTTCTAACTCCATTTTAAGATGTTCGGCAGCTCTTGGCATTTCTCTAGTGCTATCACCGCCATTATTACAAGCTTCTATCAACCTATCCAATATGGATGATATTTCTTCTCTAAAAGATATAGCCAATACTTTCATATATTATAACCTTTCTTCTTTACTAATTCAACTTCTGTCGGCTCTTCATCTTCCCATTTTACTTCGGGAAACAGTTCAGAATCAAGCCTAATCCAATCAAAGCCATGTTTTGTTGGTTGCCAATATTCATCAATCTTTACGGGGCGTCCAGTGAAAAGGCATAAATCCCCACATTTGTCTCTTGCTACATACATATTATCATCCTTTCTATTTAACGCTATGCTAATTAATCTTATAAGTTACGCCCAAACATAACACTTTATCAGACACACCTATATCGTCAAATTCAAGTTCTACATATTGGGTTTCGTATGGATAAGGATATATTCGACCATATTTGTTATGCAACTCTCTTACTTCATCATCCGACAATTTGCGCCTAACTCTCATCTCAATTTCGTAATCATCGGAAAGATTTTCAATGATTTTTCTAAGCTGCCCTACATTCTTTACCTCCATGTTCAATCTCCTTCCCCCTTTAAATCATTAATTGCAATATCCCTAATACTTCTAGTGCCAAATCCGCTATAAGTCAACGTTCCTCCATAAAACTTAATAGTGTCTCCTTTAACAGTAATAATCGTTCCACCTTTTAAAGGACCAGCTATATCATCTTTACAAGATAATAACATGATTATCATAAGTATAATTAATATAAATCTCATTAGTCAATCTCCTTTCTCTTTAATCCGTTCTAGCACATCTCTGTTGGCTTCCAGTATTTCATCGAAAGACGGAATCGGCATATAACCTACTATATGTTTATCCACTTCTTGACCGTAAGTATTACAATAATGACACCCATCATAATAACCAAGTTGCATATCATAAACACTACCATTGCTATAATTAAGAAGTAATGGCTTATCTATAGGAGGATATTTATTGGCACTTATCCATTGGGATTGCTTTGCGTGCCATTCTGCACCACATTGAAAATCTTCCATACAATCAGATTTCCGACTAACGTAGTTATCTGAATCAATCTCCTTTAAAACCTCTTTTCTAAACTTTGTTTTATTAGTAGCATAGTCGTATGCAGCTTCTTCTAATGTCTGTTTCATACTACTCTGTTTTACGGTTTTCTCTTAGTTTTTCTTCAATGGCGGTCGTATTAGAAAGCATGCCAAGATTAGAGACTGTATTTGGTTTACAATACAAACACATTTGAGTAAACGGTGAATATACCCTTCCACACTTCGGACAAATCCATCCTTGCTGTCCGAACATTCCGTTATACGTATTTACTGCACTTGATTCTGCTTTTGGGACAGAACCTTGATTTATACTTTCCATATTTTTATATTTTAGTTATTTCTTATGTATCAATCGTTTAATAGCATCCTTTTTAGAGTATGCCATAACTTTCTTTCCTTTTATGGTAAACTCTCTCAACTCTTTAATTGATGACTTAACTTTATAGTCAGGATTAAAAGCCATTTCTTTTTTACGATTTATTGAGTATGAATTATAACTTTGCGCTGCTGCACACATTGCTGCTGTTGCCAGTAACATTTGCTTTATCTTACTCATAATGATAGTTTTTTAATGTCATCCACTGATAGTTTATCCTTTCCTTTGGCATATTCGAAGAATCCTACTACAGAACATACACGTTCAGGAAGGTCATAATCACCTGTTTCAGGTAATGTCACCAAGATACTAAGTCCTGTTCCATTAATATATTCGCAAGAAACGAAATCGTCAAAATCAATATACTTTTGTGCCTCTACAGCTAGAAGGTCGCAGTAGTGTAGATATGTATTGTAGCCTCCAATAGCATCATCTATTAATTTATCTATATTCATTTTATTCTTATTCAATGTATTTATAAATTAAAATAGTATCAGTAATATTTTTATGTTCTACATTTAAATCAACCTTTGAATTAAGTTCTGTATTACTCCTTTCTTTGCAATACTTACAATTCCTTTTATGATCGATGCTAGTTACTATATATCCATAATAAGTCCTTGATTGAACCATAATGTACTCACACGAATCAATCTCAATTACATCATATTCAAGAGTTGAATCTTTCTCTGTTCTTGCTTTTTGTCCACATGACATTAATAATAACGCCATTAGTGCTAAAAATAAATAGTAAATATTACTTTTCATAATTGTATGTTTAATTCTTTTTTAGTAAATGAAAAAAATAAATTCTGTAACTCATGCACATATTTTAGAGGAAGATAATTCCATGTGTTTAATACCATTCTGAACTCATTATCAAAACACATGATTCGATGCCTATTACCTTTCCCGTCATCGGGAGAAAGCATACCATACGATTTATTATCAGGATTTACATATTCAAATCCGCAATTCAAGAGTATCTCTTCGGTCAGAGGAATACATTCAACTTTAACTTCCTCCTCTTCTCTGAAAGTACCATCTTCCATCTCTATTGTTATGTTGTAATCGTCATTAGCACATTCATTACAAAATGTATTACTCATTAGAGATACTACTTTCCCAATTCCTGAATATATTTTAACGTAATTACCAATTCTTAATTCTTCTGCTTTCATATTTATTTTTTTAAAATGTTTAAAATAAAATCAACAACATCAGCAATTATGAAAATAAACATACAAAGAGATAGTATATATATACTTTCACTAACACAATCTTTATTAATGCATTCTGCGATTAATATTGCTCCTAATAATATTGCCGTTCTCATAATTATTCTACGATTAAAAGTCCACTATTCCACAAGTCACCCATACTAAACCATTCGCCATCATTAGTACGAACAAATATTGATTCAGATAAACAAAATTCTCCTCTTTCATAACTGTTAGCAATGATAAAGTAATCCGTTTCTTTTGCAAACAACCAATCATATCCTTCTTTATATTCTTCCCATTTTTTTAATATTTCAGAAGATATTTCACTAAAAGGAATTATATTGGTTATGCGAACCAAATATTTCCGACTATCATGTATTTTACCATCGTCATAACAATCGTAAAACTTTCCTATTTCTGGTAGTTTACTAGGCATATCAGCTCTCCTTCTCTTTTATTTCAAAACCTTCAAGAAGTTCAGCCATACTGGTTAAATACTGGAACATCTCATAATATCCCAAACCGCTATGATCTCTCAAGATATTAGCAAAAATTCTATCCTGTAAAACCTGTGGATATTCATCTAACCCAAGTTCTTTAATTGCATCTTCTTTAAATTTCAGATATAATCTTTCTTTCTCTTGATTATATGCTTTTTTCATCTTATTTTTCCATTCTTTAACTTTGTTGGGAATATCATCCAACATCTTCTTTATCTCTTCTCCGGTTGCAGTAAGTTTGTATACTTGTCCTTCTAAAGTCATTTTATATGCTTTTTCTTCACTCAAAGAAGGATATTTCTTTCTATTTTCATATTTACTGTAGTCCATATTAAATTCGTTTACACATTGGTACTATTACTTCTTCAATTTCTCTCCATAAAATAGGTTCTACATTATAAGCCCATTCTCGTCCAGTCCAAAAGAATTGGTATATCTGCCATCTTTGAGACAGACGTTCACGGTGTGATATTTGCTAGGTTTTATCTCCCTTGCATTATTCCATCCGTCTTTTATCATTCTATTCCATGTTTTCATGGCTTATCTCTTTAAATATAACATTGGTTTCATCTTCTCTTTCAAGAGCATCACAACCTCCAAAAGATTCAGATACAAATTCCCCATTTTCTTCACAAACTTCTATAAAAAAACAATTATAGCAGGAATGACCTCTAACTGCTTCTACTTTTAAAGTAGCAAATGGAAGTTTTATTTCAGTTCCTATCGGTAATTCTTTCATAGCTTTTTTTGATTTATTGAAGATGTTACATATCTTAGCCAATGCTAAATTTTCTTCTGTACAGTCAAAACCTGCTTGTTCATTGGTTTCTATAAGTTCCCTAATTTCATCAATATCTTTTTCAGTCAATGCAGTATCATTGATATTTTCTGCAATTTTAGCTAATTGTAATATTGCTTGCTTACAGGTATTATATATCCGCATTTGGAATTCTGATTTTTCTTCTTTCATAGCATCTATTTTATTATTTTATATCTTACAACTCCTATCTCATATACTCTTTCTTTATCTTTATTGATAATAAGGTAATATGAACCTCGATTAGTATATTGATTAATATCAATTTTAGCATGATAAGTATAGCTCTTATCTTCAATTCCTCCATCTATGTAATATAGTCGCAATATACATTCTTTGGGTGGGCTTTTCATTTCATCCTTAAATTGATAATGTTGATATATAGCTCCGCTAATAAGCATCATTACTCCAATGAAAAAACAAAAGATAGAAATTGTAGTTTTTTTTTCATCTTTATGTAAAGGTGAATAAACTAAATATGATGAAAGTAGAGCAAATATAAGTGTCATTACTGCTCCAATCATAGGTATATATGTATTCATTTTTAGTTTATTTTAATATCCGTATTTAGAAATCAAATAACCCTTGTTATCTTTTCCGGGACTTATCTCATTTTTCATTTGTTGGATAGCTCTTTCACAAGCAGAATCTACCATTTCATTCCATTTATTACCATTATGAGCTTTTACGTGATGATAGTTACAAGATATGTTCTTTTCACTTCTAATGGATCTAATATTCCTAATTAAATCCATATTTTTAGGATATTCAGACTTATTTCCACTTAGAACTGTTATGCAATATTGGCTATCAGTCATAAATATTACTTCACAATCATTGGGTAGATTTTCTAATGCTTCTTTAAAAGCTATAAGTTCCATTCTGTTATTTGTAGTATCATTAAAAGCATCCGACCATTCATAGATAACACCATCAATATCGGGATCAATAATAATAATAGCAGAAGCTCCAATTTTGCTTATTGCATCACAACCACCATCTGTGAATACAACAAAAGTTTTTTTATCATTCATAATATATATTATTAAATTAACTTACTTTGAACTTTGAATTTAGCAGAAAGAGTGTAAATCCCCTTTAGAGGAATGATTAAATTCTCTAAAACAAGATTTACACTTGAAGTTATGCAAATTTAGATAACTTACTCGTCACCCGTCATTCCCTTCAATCGTGGCAGATTACTAATATAGATGAATCTACTTTTAGAACTTATGTGTCTATATCACATGCACGCTACTGTTCCAAATCCCCTGCTGCCTAAACGTGCGCTTTACTCTTGGCGAAAGACTTATTAATCGAGGTTTCTAGCCGATACAAAAATAAGCCGTATTAGAAATATTCCAATACGGCATAAAAAAACCGTATCGTCATTGTCGGAAGTACGATACGGTTAAGCATATATTTTTGTCACTTTAAAAAGTCTTTTAATATGTCCGCATTAGCTTCCGACTTCTAATACATCGGCAAATATCTTCTTTATTTTTGAGATGTGCAAGAGAATATGTGTATTTAACATTTATATAACTTTTAAAAACCATGTGGTTTTCTTATGGATAACCTAAATATAACCATAAGGTTATCCATATGGTTATAAAAGGATCACATCATTGCCTGATTCAGTCTCAACAATTTCAACTAGATAATCACTCCATCCATCGTTGAATTTTACATCTCTAGTTTTATCTTCTACTTCTTCAAGTAGTTCAATCAAAGCTTCTACTGTCATATTCAATAATTATAAAGTTCAACATAATCTTCACGCTCTATGACATCTTTCACTTCATCGTCAAAAATGTCTATTCTCACAGGTTTGCTTTTATCTTTAATTTCAGATAAAATGTCTATCAATTCTTGTACTGTCATTCTTATTTGTTTTATAAGTTTTTAAATTCAGTTTCTAATACTTCTAGGTCTTTTTTCAATCTAGCTAACGTTAAAGTTTTCGCCACTTCAAAATCTATAAATCCTGTACGAACTTCGTAACTCGTGTCGTCAGCCCTTAATGAAACTTCTTTATTTCTAAAACTAACTGCCATTTTCCAAGAAGCAATTTCTTTTTGATACTCTTTGATTCGTTCTAACAATTCATTCGCTTTTTTCAATCTTTCTTCTGTCATAATTTATCCTCCTATTAATTAAACCTCTTGTACTTTCAATATTTCATCTAGCCGAAACAAAGCTCTATCATATTCTATTTCATCTTCAAAGTAGAAATATCTTATTCCGTTCCCATACTTCATTTCAATGCAATATTTGCCACTTGAAACACTATTTCCACGTCCTTTGTATTCTTTAATACTTGCGTCTTTCAATCGTTGATTCTGTATTCTTATCCACATATTGTATATATTTACTTTTATTTTACATCAAAACATAAACTAAACAATTCATCTTTTGTGCCATCGTATTCCCATACATGTTCATATTCACTTTCTTCTGTTTGCAAATAAAGCGATATGCGAATATAATCCCAACTTATTCCGATGTTATCAATTTCTTTGCTTGTAACATCTTCATACTGACGGATTCTTTTTATAAATTCCGTTTTAGCTTTTTCTGTTTGCTCTAAAAACTTTTTGTATGTCATAGTTCTAATATTTAAATGATTCTACTAACCACCAAATTAATAAACCATCTACCACCAATTTGAAAAGATTGGCAAGGAAGCTAACTTCTACTTCTTCTCCATTTAAACATGCTGCCAATGTTAATTTAAGGATTCTTTGTTGTTTTAGAATCTAATACTAAGGTGATTTTCTTTGTTTTCATATCATTATTCAATTACATACATTAATAAACCATCTTTTGCTTTTATTTCTACCAATATTTCTTTGCAATTTAATCTCTTTTTTAGAAATTCTAAGGTGCTTGTTCTAGCAAAGCAATTCTTTGTGGAAACATACATAACTTTCCCATTACTTTCAATAGAAACTATTCCTTTGATATACTTTCTAATAATATCTTCTTTGCTTTCCATAACTTAAATGTTTAATAATTCACTTTCTTTAATTCTTAACTCCAAAGTTTTAGGGTATCTCATCTTCACATCTATAAATTCAACGACATAAGGATTGTTCCCTTTGACTCCAAACATATCCTCTATAGTATGATATGCTTTGAACTGATACCTTTCATCAGGATATTTATTCCTGAAATAATTCTCTATTAAAATTCTTTTGCTCATAGCTTTATATAAATTTAATATTATCTCGTTTTTACTTCATTATCTTTTTAAGTTTCCGATACATTGCAGCCGCACGAACTGAATTATATTCCATTCCTGTAGCTGTCTTTTGATTCAGATTATTCAATCTTTGTGCAATATCTCCCCAAATTTCGTAGTTTCTAGGCTCTCCCTTATCTTTTATCCAATCAGTGATGAAAGCCCAAAAAAACACATTACTTTCATTAACACGTGCATTTTCTCGCCTTTTGTTTGCGGACTCATCTTGCATCTTATTTATTGAAACTATTCTATCTGTAGAACTATTCTTTCCCCACAATTCTTTTGTTCCTCCTGTTTGCTCATTACGTTTTTTCTTTGCTGCTAAAGCCGCTTTTGTACGTATGCTAACCAACAGTGCTTCTCTTTCAGCCAAACTGAAGAATAATGTCAAAGTAAATTTGTCACTATTAGGTAAATCACAAAAAACAATATTGTTTTCACCAATTTCCGCTAATACTTGTAGTGCCTCTAATGTATTACGGAAACGATCGCACTTAGCAATAATCAATTTAGCATTTTCTTTCTTTGCGTGTTCAATCGCTTTCCGTAATTCCGTACATTTAGACAATTCCGTTCCGGTATAAATTTCTTCATAGTCCGCCAACAACAAACCGTTATCTTTTTCTATGAAGTAATTTATAATGTCTTTTTGTGCCTCAAGTCCTAAACCAGATCGACCTTGTTTTTGCGTTGACACCCTACGCCAAGAAATATACTTATTCATATTACTATTTTTTAGTTAGCCCTTCAAATACAGTACATCCACCCCAAATAATCAAACATATTATAAACAACATTTTTTACTCCTTTCTTTATTTAAAGACCATTATCAATAGCCTTGTCGACACTCATAAATGAGAATATTTTTGAATTTATTTCATGTAAACTCATTCTATTTTTAGCTTTTTTCATTTCGTAATAACTTTTAAAACCTTTCGTTATTTCCGGCTTATTGGCAAAATTAGTAATTTCAACCAATACATGTGTATATCCATTATCTTTGTAAACTTTTGCTTTCATATTATCACTTTTTATTAATATATTTATTACTTTTCTTTAAAAATAATCCCTTTTGAATTTCATTAGCTGCAAGTTCTTTTTCAAAAGATTCATTTAAAATACTTCTTTGATATTTTGACTGATTAGGAATGAAATTTATTGGATCAAACTTTTTCTTTTTCATAGTATTTCTTTCAATTCATTTAAAATATCCTCTTTTGTAGCATAATCCCGTAGCTCTAATAGCTTTATCATTGATTTACGGTTTATTTCCATTTTGGGGAAATATTATTTATATTCTTCTGATAAATATTTCATTAATCTTTCTTTTTCTCTTTCTGATTCATTTTCTATTATTTTATTTAATAAGTCCCAACTTTCTCCCCTTTCTTCCCAATGATTTACAACTTCGTTTGTAGAAATATTTTAAAAAGTAAAATACCCTTCTTCGATTTCGTTAATATCATGTACAATCTTTCTACATAGTTGCGGGTATCCATCTATTTGAGATATTATACCGTTATTAATCATTTCTTTAAATGACTCTATTTGCTTTTCTGTATACTTTTTCATAACTTATTCCTCCATTAATTTAACTTTGATTATTTTTAAACCGTTTGTAGGTTGTTTTTCTACTATTTCTTTTGCTTCTTTTTAATTATTGGCTAATACACCTATATTATAGCGTGCATTCCATTTTCCGTAATATACTATATATTCTTTCATTCCCTAACCGCTACTTTTATACCGTTATGTATTAACTTTACTAAAATACTATCTAACAATTCCCAAGAAAAACACAATATACCGTTTTTATTTAATTTAATATCTAAAATTTCCTTAGCTATAATTGCATCACTTTCATATATTTGTCCAAAATTATTCTTTTTTATAATTATTAAATAATCGGGGTGTGATTTCTTTATTCGTTTAAATATCTCTTTCATGGCTTTAATATTTTAAATTGTTTAATATAAACATTCTTCTTTCTATTCTTTTGCGTTCTTTCTCTGAATAATATACTTTGTTATTCATCACCGTACAAACGAATTCTATTCTTTTATTTATAATTGTTCTTTTTTTCATGATTACATATTTTCTTTAATAACGTTACTGCTTAAATTCCATTCATCGAATGTGTCTAGTATAATTTCCTCTGTTTTTCTTTCCGAAATTATAATACGGTCGCTATATAAACCGCTAATATCAGACCTTCCGCTACATGTAAATATTATATTTACGTTATACTCGTCTAACAAACTAGCTAATTTTGTTAGAAACTCTTTTCTTTTTTCTTCACTCATTGGTAAAATCTTTATTTTCTATCAAATTAGGTTCGTGCCTTTCCAAAAAAGATATTAATTCTTTGTAAGACGTATTATTATCTATAGTACAAGATAGCGAATAATTAAACTTACCTTTATACATTTTGGGCTTCAATTCGCCTAGATTATTAAAATACATTTGTCTAACTGATACAAATAATTTACTTTGTAAATATTTGGGAAAAGACACAATATGATCACAAATAGATACAATGTTATTATTATAAACGTTACTATAAACTAGTTCGTTATCTCTATAAATATCTAATTTAAATTCTTTCATGACTTTCTTTTTTATTTGGTTAGCAAAATATAATTCCTAATATATACAATACTAGTAGTATTCCACACGTAGCACAAAAACCTTTTATTATCTCTTTAAATTCTTTCCGTTCCATATCATTTACCGTATTTTCTTACACAATAATCAAAGGCTTCACCGCTTAAACTATTACTAAAGCCCCTTTTATCAATATAAAAACATTGAAACAAAGAAGAATCACCGTAATTATTGATAAGATTAAAAAAAAGTTTATTTTGAGCTTTTTTAGATGAAAAACAATATTTAGAAAAACGTTCTAAAACTATTTCGTAACAATATCCTTCTAGCTCAAAGTTTATCCATCCTTTCGTGTTATGATGGAAACGTTTATTTAAAAATTGTTCTATAGTCATTTGTCTAGTTTGGTTTAACAAACCGTTTAAAGTCTTATACTTAATTGTTTTCATATTTTATAGATTTATAGTACCTTTGTAAAAAAATGTTTCTTCATGATAAACGTCTATATTAATAGACGTATAAGAGCCAAAAAAACGCCTTAAATTATCTTTTGTTTGGCTCTTTCTTATTTTATTAATAAGTTGTTTTTTTGTATTAAATTCTATATACTTATTTAATATTGGATAAGTAATATTGTTTTTTGAAAATTGTATATAAGCTTTCATATCTATATTTTTTTAATTATTTCGTTATCTTTATATATTTTGTGATATACTATTTATTTAATTTCTCTTTTAACTGAATTAATCTAAATGCAATAACGGAAAACCAATTATTTACAAAATTCGCCGTTTTTGCAGGCGTTGTGCAATATCCCCAAGATTTGCCGATATTAATAATATCGTAATCAGTGAAAGCGATACTAATACAAGTAGGCAAACCTTGTATGTACTGGGATATTCTTCCCTGTAAATTAGGGTACAACCGTTTATTATAGTTGTTGTTGTATTCTTTATTGAAACACTCAAAGAAGTAGTTAATAGCTTCTTTATCACTCATATTATCTTTTTCATCGTTATAAATGCAGTCCAAAACGTATGCAAATTGTACGCCTACATTTTTATGTTCTCTTACATTCTTTTTCATAACTTATTCCTCCTATTTCTTTTTATTTATCCTATTCTTTCAAAGCCTATATAATCTAATTTATCCCAAAGAATTTCTATATTTGCATCTATAGAAAGATCATCGTCGTAATCTATCGAAGTTATCGGAATTATTACGGTATTACATACGTTACCGGCTATTAATTCGTTCGTGTCGTCTCTATATCCAATATAAATGACATTTGTATTTCCTTCATTGTCTAAGAATTCGCCTAAACAGTTAGATATAATGCTATTGTTAAATTCTTTTGTAGTCATAACTTATTTATTATTTAAAGGTAAATTTAAAAATTCTTTTTTATTTAGTCCGCAAAAACTTGCTATATGTCTGCCAGTTGTAGCACTCCAACCGTTCCACAATCGTATAACATTTCCGTTTGCATCTATTTTTTCAACGTCGGTGTTATAAGATTGAAGTACTTTTGTATTATCGCTATATATTTTTACTTTCGCTTTCCCGTAAAAAGACTTATGGCTATCGTTTGGATATAAATCGCAAATATTTACTAAATTTTTCATGTTTATTCCTCCTTTATTTAATTATTATTGATTTGGTAGCATTATAGTCTCAACCTTGTTAAACTTTTCATCATCAACTTTAACCGCTATATATTTTTGTGCCTTAAAATCATAAATAACTGCTATCGTATTGCAACCAAAAGCGGTTTTATTATCATCGCACACATTTACAAATTCATAAGTTTTTTTTCCTACTTTTATAAGCACGTTTGTATGTCTGTATAACATATAAGTAACAACATACTTAAACGTCTTTTTTTCTTCTATCTTTCCCATGATTAAAAGTATTGATTAGTATTTAATTCGCATGCTTACAAATATACCACATTCATAATATTTATATTAAAATTACTCGTAATGTGGTCTACTATTTCGTTATGGCAAAAACTTCCATCAAACCACAAAAACGTACTAGGATCTAAACTAATACGTTTTTTCAATTCCGGTATATATACTAACACATTGCCGGATCTCTTAGATACTATTATTTCCATAGATTTATATTAATATTGATAATTATATTGCAACTCTGTATTTATCGGGCTTGTAACCGTCTATATATTACAGGAATATATAGGCTACATTAACAAAATAGCAAGCCAAATATAACAGAACTTAAGTAATAACTAATTATTGTTAGTTGATACTAGATTTACCCGTTATATTGGATACTTGCTATTATTAGATTATTTTTATAAGGAATATATAACTTACATTCATTCACCTAAATGTAGTTTTATATATTGTATTGGTTTATTCACTATATTATAACTATTTGGGTCGGTCTCCTTTCGTCTCACCCGTATAACTCAACTATTACGGTCTCATAACTAATTACTAGTTTGTAGGTACTGATATAACCAACGTTTGAGTAATACCTACTTGATAGTCTTACGTTTGTTAGGTTGCTACTATGCAACAAATAAACCGCTATTTTCAACACGTGAATGAACGAAAACTAATTAACCAATATACAGAGAATAACACAAAGAAAAGATAAATATTATTATATATGTCTACTAACACAATCTTACGTTAACCTTTCGTATAAAGGTCTATATAACAATATCGTGTTATCTGTAATATAGATAAGAGTTAATCAGTATATCAACGTCTAATAACCTTTTTAAAGGCTATCGGAAATACTATTTATTTCCTTTTGACATTACAAAGATACGTAATAGTTGCAACATACCAAACAATCGCACAATATCTTAACACTAGTTACAATTGGCAGCGTGTAACACCTATTACATTAACACAAATAACTACGATTTTACCGTAGTTAAGTTAATTTCGTGTTAAATGTAAACAATAACGAAAAACACACTGGAACGTACACAACGCAACGCAAAATACAATCGGGGAAAGGGATAAAGGGAAAGGGGAGAAAGCACACAGGCAAGCACTATTAACGAATATAGTACTATATCGAAGATGTAGTACTATATGAGTAAATAATATATATATACTACTATATTATATATATACTATATAGAGAAAACACACATGTAAAAAAAACAGAATAGATAAAACATATCGAAAAGATAAACATCATAGAAAAAATCTATAAGAAGAAAACAAAAAGCGAAAAAGGTTATATATAAAAAGTTGCGGCTTTCTCACACGCCAAACATTTTGTACATGCTTGTTTAATGCAGCCTATTTTTGCACATTAAAGGGTAAAAAACGATGCTTCAAAACACGAAACGAGTGTTTAAGACGTGTTTTAAGGCTAAATGCGATGTTTTAATATAAAATACTATGTTTATATCGTCTTATTATTGATCTTTTAAAATTAAGCCTAAAAATACGTTCATTCCTGTATTTTTCCCTCTGTTTCCCGGTGGCTTTCCCCGTGCCTCCCCCCCCCCCCCCTATTTGCATCCATCGGTTGATGCGGCTATACTTCTCATTTTTTTATTTTTATTTTTTTATTTTGCTAAGAAGTTATATTTTTGCATACCTTCTTTCTTTCTTAATCCCCTTCCTGTTTTTTTCGTGTTTTTCAGGTTGGGGATTTTATATTTTTTGGGTGTTATAAAGTAGTATTTAATAGCCATAATTGATTTTGTCTATTTTCTGCTATTTTTTGTTGTGTCTATTGGCTTAATTTATTATTTTTGTGCTTAGCTATAAAACTAAGATTTTACAATTTGTACTTTCCCCGGTCTGTGAAGATAGGGGTTTCTTTTTTGATTTAACTATTACTGTATTTTTCCTATTTTAGCCATTAAGACGATAAGTTCTTCATTTTTGGTATGAAAATCGTTATTTATGCCACTTATTAAACCTTATTTGGTGTCTATTTAGTTAAAGTCAGTGTTATATTTTGTATATTTCTTGTTTTTTGCTTTAAATGGGTGTATATTTGCGACATGCTTAACTAAAAAAGATAGAAATCATGTTTATGAAGAAGAAAGAAGAGAAGGATTTGTCTTGGTATCAGGACAAGTTGGCGCAATTGGATGAGGAGCTTTATGTTGTTAGGGAGGAATATGAAAAATACCTTGCTAAATGTTATTATCCTGAATTTAAGGATAAGATAGGTCGTTATTATAAATCTAAACGTAATGACTACAGTTCCAGTTCTCATTTTTACGAATATCATGTATTGTTAGATGTTCGTCCGGAAGATTTATATATTAGTTCAGATGGTGAAGTATTGGCAAAATGTAGGACATCTTCTGTCAGTCGTGATGGTAATGGCTGTATTAGGATTAACCTTTCAGAGGAGGCTCATGTTCATTATTTGGGTGAGGAGATAAGCGAGAGGGAGTATAAAGATGCTGTTTCTAGTATTTTGTTTGATGCTGCCTGTGTTTTACCTAGTTTGAAGATTTCTGAATGAGGGTATTGTCTTTGTTTGATGGTATGGGCTGCGGCATGATTGCTTTGAGGGAGCTTGGCATAGAGCCGGAGGTTTATTATGCTTCCGAGATAGACAAATATGCTATTATGCAGACAAGTCGCAACTTCCCTAACGTTATCCATGTAGGTGACGTTAGGGAATTGGATGCATCCAAACTTGGCAGGATAGACTTGCTTATTGGCGGTTCTCCGTGCACTTCGTTCAGTTCCGCTGGTAAGATGAACGGTATGAGTACTAAGTGCAGTGAAGAGGTGGTTACTCTTGACCGATATTTGGAATTGAAAGAACATAATTATGAATTTGAGGGTGAATCCTACCTGTTTTGGGAGTATGTGCGTATTTTGAAGGAATTGAGAAAAGTCAATCCTGATATTCTGTTTTTGTTGGAGAATGTGGAGATGCAGACTAAATGGGAGAATGTGATAGACAGCGTTCTTGGAATCAAGGGTGCGCATATTAATTCCGCATTGGTATCCGCCCAGAACAGGAGACGAATATATTGGAGCAATATAAAGACTACAAGATATGGTCTTTTTAATCATGATTTATATACCCATATACCTCGTCCTGCTGACAGATGTATCTATTTAAGGGATATTCTTGAAGATGAAGTTGATAAAAAGTACTTTATCAGTGACAATATGCATGATTGGCTTGTATCTCGTAGCAAAAAGAAGAATGTAAAAATAAGAATTATGTCAGGAGATGATAAGTCTCATTGTATAACAGCCACAGCGATATATAAAGGGAATTTAGATACTGATTATGTTCCTGTTACTATAAATGGTGAAAGAAGGCTTAGGAGATATACTCCTTTGGAATGTGCTCGTTTGCAAGCTGTTCCTGATTGGTATAAATGGTATTGTTCAGACACCCAAATCTACAAGATGCTTGGCAACGGATGGACTGTAGAAGTCATAAAACATATATTTTCTTTTATAAAAAACAAAAAAATGAAAGAGTTGGAATTGGTTATAAAGGGTCGTGGTGAGACTAAGGGTTTCACTTTCACGCAGGTTGATAAGTCGGAGTTTGCTTATATCTATCAAAGCAAGGATGCTGATGGGGGACATGTTGTATACGAAGTGTTCAGACGGGTGGAGAACAAGATGTTTGATTGCGTGAGTTATCCAAACAGTAACGGATTTGGAGACAGTATTTATATGGGCAAGGTTTTCAGGAATAAGGATTCGGCTGTTACTTGGTTTGAGCACCTGAATGAACTTGGTTTTCTAAAAAAAACAGAAGAAAGATTTGGGAAAATAGCAAATAGTGCTATATATTTGCACAACTGAAAACTTTAAGTGTGATTTTACAGTTTGACAAATGGTTAGAAGCGTAGGATAATTATATTCTGCGCTTTTAATTTGTTTATTCCAAAATAAATCGTATATTTGCATTATTATTTATTGTGTCATTGAATTAACTAAGATTTTATTATGCAAAGCATAGCGATGCTTTATTTTTTTTCCATTTTAAAAAAACTTTTTACACATCATGGGGGAGATGCTCTATCGGGCATCTCTTTTTTTTGTTATATTGTTGATATTCATACGAAAACGAGAATTTCCATTTCGGAATAAACGTTAATTAAAAGTTAAATCCCTTATTAAAGTTGGTGATTGCCAATCACCAATATATCTTTGTCAGACGTTAAACTAAAAACAAATAAATTATGGAAATGATTGAAGTAGTCTGTATGGTTGAGTTGGATAATGTGAAAGCCATCTTAGATTTGCCGCAAGTAAAGGAAACGGGTGTTTCAAGTGCTGACCTTAATGGTATTGAGAGAATCGTTATCGACCCTAACTATCTTCCTTTAAACAATGAAGATGACCGTGTTCGTTTTAAGAATAGTATTATTGGTGCTGCCGTTCTAGGTGTTATGAAATGGAAACAACAACAGAAAGAAAGTAAAGAAAAGGGTAATAATGGAAAATAAAAAAATGTGATATGAGTAAAAAAATAATGTTCAATGATAAATTTGGCTTAACCCAAGCCGTATTGGATGGTCGAAAGACTATGACGAGAAGGGCTATAAGTGAAAAACTTTGGGATAGATGGACTGATTACGATGATTTTTGCAACAGCGTAAGTGTTGAAAATATACCTACAAAACGTCAATATTATGACGAAAAAGATTTCTTTCTTAATAATGCGCCATATAAACTTGGTGAAGTCGTTGCCATTGCGCAAAGCTACGAAAGCATCTATAATGAGAAAGGGCTTGAAACTATGGATATGCTTGTTTCGGGGCTTAAAAACCATAAAGGATGGCAAAATAAGCTTTTTGTCACCGCAGGCTATATGATTCACCACATCCGCATTACAGACATCAAGATTGAACGCTTACAGGATATATCAGATGAAGATTGCCTAAAAGAAGGAATTTATAGGCTTGATTCTGCAAATGGAAATGGCGGTATTGCCTATTCTTTCGTCGGTGCTTCCGATAAAAAACATATCGGACTATATAATACTCCTCGTGATGCTTTTGAAGTTTTGATAGACAAAGTTTCCGGCAAAGGAGTTTTTCAATCCAATCCTTATGTATTTGTATATGAATTTAAACTAATAGATTAATGAGTAAATTTAAAGATTTAGTAGTCAAAGATTCAATCATACTTTCTGTTAGCGACCCTATTACAATGAACAAAGCTGATAATATTAGTTCTCATGTAAATGTAGGGGTAAATATGAAAGTCTTTTATTATCCTGACTCCTATCCATGTATTGATAAAAAACTAAAGGAGATACTTGATTGTATTGAAGACAATCAAGTGTATGATAACTTAGTAACCATCCGTCATTATGCAGAGATGAACAATCTTGCTAAGGAAACGGTTAGACAGCGAATAAAGAAAGGTCTTATACCTTATGTGTTGATTGATGGTGTTTATTTTGTAAAAATGGAATGATATGAAAAATGAAAATTTAAAGAAATTGGAAGAAACCATTAACAAAATGGACGAAATGTATGAGAACCAATTAAAGCCATACATCTCAATATCTAGCCAAGCAGGTGAAGCAGCCAGTTTCTTGGTAGATAGAATGAATGAACTAATCGCTATCTATAACGATGAAGGAGGTGATAAATAATGAATCTTTCCTTTTGTCTTGGTTTAAACTGTAGGATTAAGAGTCAATGTCTTAGATATGTTCTAGGAGAGAAATGGTCTTATGATTTCTCAATAATGCAATACTCTCATAATTTTGTAGAACCTGCATATAACGGTTCATATTGTGAAAACTATATAAAGACAACAGAATGAAGATTAAGTTTAATAAGAAGGATTTTTTGAAAGCTATTAAGATTGGTGGGTGTTTCGCTTCAAAAAGAACACCTCTCCCAATTTTACGATGTATTAAAGTCACAGTGACAGATAATTCATGTTGGATTCTGTCTTATGATGAACAGAATGCGATAAAGACTAATTTTGGATTAGAAAATCATTATGATTTGATTGACTTTTGTATTGAAAAGGATGACATTGAAAGATATGTTTCTCTTTTGTCAGAGGATTATTTTGAATTGGATATAAATAACGAATCATTGACAGCTGTCGCTTCCACATCAGATAGTACTATGACTTTTCCTCTTTTCAATGTTGATGAATTCCCCTCATTGGCAGTTGAAGTGCAAAGTGATACCTTTGAATTGGATGCTGGGTTATTTGGATATTGGGTACAAAAGGCTTCTCCATTTTTGGATACAGATGAATTTCAATTAAATCATGAGCATTTACATTTTTTCATTAAAGAAAAAACATTAGATGTTTTTGCATTTAATTTTGATAAGATGTATCATGATAGTTCTTCTGTGGATTTTGATGGAGAATTAAAAATGAGTATTAACCGCAGTTCATTTATGGGACTTCGTAATGCTTTGTCCAATGAAAAGAAGGTTACAATTAAGAATGGAGAAAAAAACATTGTAGTTATTGGTGATAATACTATGTTGCTTATCCGAAAGCGTGAGTTTAACCCATTAGACTTTTATATGCTTTTAAAGTATAAGCCTTTGTTTGAAGTAGAAGTAGATAAAGAACGCCTAACTTCTGTAGTTTTAAGAGCAATGAATGTACATGATGATACGAAAACTGGGACGTTAACCATTAACTTTGATGAAAATGGATTAACACTTGTATCTGAAAGACCGGAAGTTAAGAAGAAACTAAAAGAAACTATTCAGGCAACAGGTGCTAAAGAATTTAAACAGACATATATATTGTCAAAGCTAATTCTTGCATTAAATGCTATATCATCAGACAAGGTAGTCCTTCGTCCTTGTGGTACTAATGCGCTATTTGAGATAGGTAATACTGAATATACAACTGAAAGTGGATATGTATCCCCTTGTAGAGATTAAAGATATTGATTCAGAAAGTGAAATGGAAACTAAAATGTTAATTGCAGCTCTTGTCGCAATGAAAATACACAAAAGGTTGGAGGATTAAAAATAAAACTTTATATTTGTAATCCTATCCCTCACTTGGGATTATTACAATCATGAGTAATTGAGTAAGCCGGAAGCCGCCTATTATTCCGGCTTATTTTTCACCTCGTGTTGTTGCAGGTAAAACATATAACATTATAAATAAATTGGATATGAAAAAGAAATTAGTAAAAGTATCAAATTACGCTCATGCAACAGGATTGTCTGCTGTTCATGTATATCGTCTCATCAAACAAGGTAAGATCAAATCAGAAAATATTGATGGAGTTATATTTGTTGTAAAGGAGGATTAGTTATGGCATTGAGGAATAATCCGTATTTACCTCTATATATACAGGATTTTATGACAGATGAAAAACTAGCAGAATGTAGTCCTCATGCAACAGGGGTATATATTCGTATAATGTGTCTACTTCATAAATGCGAAATATATGGAAAGTTTTTGCTTAACCAAAACTACAAGCAAAGTTCTAACCAAATTTTTAATTTTGCTTGTAACTTTGCTAGACATTTGCCGTATACAACAGAAGAAATTGAAAGAGGCTTAATAGAACTTATTAATAATCATGTGTTGTATATTGAAGGTGATTATCTATGTCAAAAAAGAATGGTAAAAGACGGAGAAATAAGTCTAAAAAGGGTTTTGGCAGGTTCTAAGGGTGGAAATCCCAATCTTAAAAAGAGTAAAGTTTGCTTAACCAAATCTCCAAGCAAAAGCTCAAGCAAAAATGAAGCAAAGCTTCAAGCAAACTCTGATAATGAAATTGATAATGATAATGATATTAATATTAATGATAATATAGAGAATAAGAAAGAGGGTTTAAGGGAGGAAGAAAAGGAGAAGAAGAAGAAACTAACTTTTTCAGAAGATGTCGAATATCTGTATTCTCTCTATCCATCAAAATGTCCGAAGAGGAATATGGGGACTGGCAAAAGTTCTAATGACAAGAAGAAGCTGGAATCTTTGCTAAAAACGATGCCCAAAGAGGAATTGGAGTTTACTATAAAATCCTATGTAGAAGAAAGTTTAAGAAATGATAGTTTTTTGAAGAATTTTTCTACATTGCTCAATAACTTGCCGGACATGGGATATTTGAAAGAACAGCCAATCATTAAAGCTCAAACGAGCAAATATAGATGATTGTTGATTATTAATTCAAAACGAATAAATATATGAATGAACCAATGATACGTAAATGGTACGATATATTCAAACATAACCATGAGCTTGTTGAGATTCGTATTGTTGACAATAATAAAAAAGGCACATATTCAGGATATTTTACGGATATTGATACTCTTCTTAATGCTATCAGGCGTTATGATGATTGTAATATTTATTTCACTCTTAATTCTATATTAGATTCATGTTATTCACGTGAACAGAGAGATAGAATAGTGACTAGACCAAAATCTACAACATCAGATGCTGAAATTATTGGTAGAGATTGGTGTTTGATAGATATAGACTGCGAGAAGCCATCTGATACCAATTCTACTGATGAAGAGAAAGAAGCTGCCAAAGCTGTAGTAAATGATGTATTCAAATTTTTAAGAGATGAAGGATTTACTAAACCAATTGTTTGTGACAGTGCCAATGGCTTTCATCTGTTGATAAATATGAATATGGCTAATACTCCTGAAAATACTCAAACTATGAAGGATTTTCTACAAGTATTAGATATGCTTTTTTCTACAGAAAAAGTAAAAGTAGATACAAGTACTTTTAATGCTAGTCGAATATGTAAATTATATGGTTGTTATAGTAGGAAGGGGAGTGATACACCTGAACGACCTCAACGTGAAAGCAAAATATTAAAAATACCTGACGAAATAAAACCTACCCCAAATGAGTTTTTTGAAAAGGTAGCCGCCATGCTTCCTAAGCCGGAACAACCGAACAGGGCTAACAACTATCAACCGACTCAATTTGATTTACAGGAATTTTTAACCAAGTATGGAATAAAAGTCAGAAATATAGTAAAAACAACATCTTTTACTAAGTACGTATTAGAAGAGTGTCCATTTAATAGTTCACATCGTGCGCCTGATTCAGCTATTTTTGAAATGGCAGGTGGAGGATTTGGATTCAAATGCTTGCATTCTAGTTGCAGCGGATATACTTGGAAAGATTTTCGTTTACATTTTGACCCTAATGCCTATACTAAATCAGACTATGTTGAATATCAAAGTAAAGCGCATAGACCTTATTTCCATAATCGTGAAAAAGAGGAATTTGTTCCTATAGGTGAAACGGAAGATAAGGGGAAGAAATGGCTTGCGATGAAGGATATTCAATATGTGGATATGAATAATATACCACGTATGCCTACTGGATATAGGGTTTTAGATAAAAATATCGGAGGTCTATTGTTTGGAGAAGTGACATTGGTATCAGGAAGTAATAGCTCTGGTAAATCTTCTTGGTTGAACAATTTATCTTTGAATATAATCAACTACGGATATAAAGTAGCAATATGGTCTGGGGAATTAGTGGCTTCTCGATTGAAAGGGTGGATTAACCAACTTGCAGCTGGGAAAAACTATGTCCAGAAAGTACAAGGGTATGATGAATTTTATTATGCTCCAAAACATATTTCTGACCGTATAGATAGTTGGACGGATGGAAAGTTATTCCTCTATAATAACAAATATGGAACACGTTGGAAGCAATTAATGAGCGATATTACAAATCTGATTGAATCTGAAGGTGTAAACTTAGTCGTAATTGATAATCTGATGACTCTTAACTTAGAGGATTACGAAGGAGACAACAATAAGAAACAAAGCCAGTTCATATTGGCTATTTGTGATTTCGCTAAAAAATATAATGTTCATATTATACTTGTAGCTCACCCTCGTAAACAGACTGACTTCCTTAGAAAAGAATCTATTTCAGGTTCAGCCGATTTAACTAATGCAGTGGATAACTGTTTTATTATTCATCGTGTAAACAAGGATTTTGAGACACGTGGAAAAGATTTCTTCGGAACAGTTAGGATAGCTGAAATGCTTCAATATGGCAATGTATTGGAAGTATGTAAAAATCGCAGTTTCGGGAAGGTGGATTTGTTATGTGGAATGTATTATGAGATTGAGACAAGACGCTTTAAAAATGATATTGCAGAAAATATAAACTATAATTGGCAAGAAGAACCCAAACCTGTTCCTCTTATACAGAATAGAGAACCAGAACGGGATTATATGAGTGATTATCAACAATATTATTATGATGACGACAATGTATTTAAGGAAAGAGATACTTGTCCATTTTAAGAAATAATTATGAATGAAAAAGCTAAAAAGTATATTCAAGATAATACTTTAGATTTGAACAAAAATGAGAGGATGGACACAACTGGATATGTATCTTTAGCAGTGTCTATTGGCAAAGCGTATGGAGCATTAGCTATAGTAGAAGATGATATGATAGAAAAGGCTATTGATGCATATATAGATACTTGTGGAAATCGAGTATATGGTGTATGTTCTACTGTGAGGTCACGTCATCCTTTGGGGGAAGGAGGATATTCACATGGTTATTGTTTGGGTCGTGATTGTCTATTAGTAAAAGAATTTATTGAAAAATTAGATGAAAAATAAAATACATTGTTTTGTAAATCACATATATCCAAGAAGGCTATATGTGGTTATAACAGATTCAGTCTTATATTTAAATCAAAATTTCGAGAATAGAGAATGTCACGAACAAATATTACAAGAAGATTTTGATAATAGTAAAGCTATAACTTTTAGATGTGCTTCTCTAATTAATGGAGATTATGGAGTATGTGTTGCCTTTCATAAAAAGGAATATATGACTGTGAGAGAAATGGCACACGAAGCATTGCACGTATCTACTGCTATACATAAAGACTCAGGAATTTCTATGGGGTTTAATATAGGAGAAGATGAGACATGCGCATATATTACAGGATGGGCAGCAGATTGTATTAATAGAGTAAGAACTAATAATTTTGATTATGAAAAGATTTAAATACTTGGTAAAAGAATATTATTTAGATAATTTTCCTTCCTATGAACTAAATAATTATGGGGCAGATGGTTGGGAATTAGTAGAAACAGTAAAGGGAATTAAAAAAGTAGCTTTCGTTTTTAAAAAGGAATATGATGAATAAGATCGTTTTTCTTGATTTTGACGGTGTTATAACCACACTGAAAAGTAATTGGACTATTGATAATGAAAAGGTTGAGCTAGTCAAACAGATTTGCGATGCGACCGGAGCTAAAATTGTTATATCCTCTTCTTGGAGAAGATATACATTGGAACAGACTATTGAAGCTATTACAACGCAAGAAACAGTTTATGGTCATAATCCTTTTCCATATCCTGAATATATCGTAGGTATTACTTCAAGAATGTACGGCTTCAAACATGGAAATAGAGAAAAACATTATGGTCTATGTCGTGGTATAGAAATAGACCGCTGGTTATGGGAACATGAAGATGTAATTAATTATGTAATCCTTGATGATGATTCAGATATGTTACTTTCTCAAAAGAAACATTTCATAAAAACTCATGCTCTTCGTGGTATATCTAAACGTGATGTTGAAAAAGCTATAAAAATTTTGAATAGTTGATATTTATATTTATATTTGTCCCAAATATGAGGCAGTAATGATAGATTTAAAGCAATTTAAAAATAATGCAATCGCAAAAGGTTTGTGTGACAATTACACAAATCTATGGGATGATAATAAAAGCAAAAAGCAATTATTTGAGCTTGCTTGCGATGTAAACTCTATAAAGTACATGGCTAAGTCTCTTTCCGAAGGATGGGGGCTTAGTCCTGTTTTTATTAGTGACAAATTCAAGGCTTACATAAATGGTAAATATATATGTGAGTATAAGAATGAAAAAAGAGGTTGCTATACGAGTGCAATGCTTTGCAATTATTATAAAGAATCTTTTTATGTAGACACGACATTGCTTTGTATATTAGAATCTAAAACAACCTTAGATATTAAACCTAATCATATATGCGAGATATACGTTGCTGGTAATACCTATTTGGACATTAAAGTAGGTGAAAACAGTAAAGTATATCTTTTTGTATATGGGGGAGAACCAATGATAACAGGTGACATAGATAAAGACAAGGTAATTATTAAAAGATATATAGACGAAAAGGAGGTAACTAATGTCTGATTATAAATGCTATATGCGTAGAATTGATATATCAGGTCAGCCAGAAATGGATTTAGAAAAAGACTTTAAAGGCTTAATATATAAGGAATTTACCGGACTTGATTCTTATGGTAAGATAAAGTCTGTATATACCGAAGAATTTGCTGAAACTGATGTATTACAGGTGTATCAAAATCCTACTCCTATTAGAGAAAACACAGATTTGACTTTTACTTGTGTATTTACAGGAAACGATAGAAGAAAAGTATATCATTCATTTGTATCTTTTCTAAGTAAAGGTAAAATTCAGTATTGGGATAACATTAGAAACAGAAAGGTTACTTTTATTCTAATTGAACCTATTGAACCCAGTGAAGATAAATTATATGGTTCAACTCCTTATATTATCGCTTCATTTAAGTTGAAAAATATCAAAGGTCAAACAGAAGCATTAGAAATTTAAAACATAAAAAAATGAAAACATTAGAAGAAGTAAAAAAACATATTCACGAAGTAGGCTACACAGATACAGCTCAATTAAGAATTGCAGGATTTTTAGTAGGTGTAGGTGTAAAAGATGAACATGAAATTATAGTATTCAGAAATGGAGTAAATGAGTTTTCAACTTTCCTACATTGGTTTAACAACTCATCTACTGAATTAAAAGTCAAAGCTTATCAAGATGGTAAATGGTTTGATATAACTTTTGACAAAATTTGCGGGAATTTGAAAAAATATAATCCCGTAATCTGTGATGGAGTAATGCCGGATGACATTCTTGAAAAAATATGGGAGGAACTTTCTGGGAAAGAAGAACCTAAATATAAATATGTTGGGGAAGAAAGAGAAGAATTAAAAAAAGACAAAAAAACATTGATTGACATCATTGAAAGCAATGAAAAATATCTAAAGTATGAAGCTGTTTATAATGCTCCATACGATTTTATAATAAAACTTAGTAACGCGCAATGTAAAGCTAAATTAGACGATATAGAACGTAAACTCCATGAAACAGTGGATTAAAACATATAGTCCATATATATTAATCGGTATCTGTTTAGTATGGATTGTTACCTCTTTTTTAGTTAACAGGAAACCTCATATTCAAACAGTTCATACAACAGATACCCTTTTTATTACTAAATGGGATACATTGACAATAGAGAAGCCGATATATAAATATAAAAAAGTCATAGATACTTTGATTGTTTATGTAAATGACTCAACCAATGTGAATCTTCCTATTGAGGAGAAATATTATTCCGAGACAGGAAAATATGAAGCTTGGATTTCTGGTGTTAATCCAAGTTTGGATAAAATAAACGTTTTTAATAAAACAGAATATCAGACGGTTACTAACACCATAACAAATACGATATATAAAGATGCTTGGAAAGGATATGTCGGTGGTGAAATTATGACCTTTGATGGGAAAATAATACCAAGCATAAATCTACTGTTTGTTACTCCTAGTAAAATAGCTTTTGGCGGTGGAGTAGGTATTTACAACAACAGTCCTGTTTATAAAATTAACTTGAATTATTTAATATTTAAAAAGTAATGAGAACAAAAAGTAGAACAGAAGAATCATTGTTGGAGATGCTAATGTATAGTGGCGTTTCATCTCTTCCTGAACCCAACGACAAAGAACAGGTATGGGCTAGGGCGATTGTTAAGATTTTAAGAAAAAATGGACACATGGACTATGCTCTTGCATATCATGATTTTTTCGCATGGAATGAGGTAAATGTAACAAAAACATTGCCGGGATTAGGTATAGCACATGAACTTGTGGAGATATATCCCTATGAATATTTGAAAGATGAATTTATCCCTGCCGTGGAAAATAAAAAGGATATTATAGATTTCATCTCTTCCAGAACATCTGATGATGAAGAATACCTTAATGGCATGACGAATGATGATCTTAAAAAATATTTCTTCAATGTTTGCATTAAAGAACAAATTAGCAGAAATGAATTTAAGAACAACATGAAAAATTATAAGCGTCAGCCTATAACTTTTGAAGAAGATTTAAAAGAAGAAACAAATAAAGAGGAGGAAAATGAACATGAAGAAATTGGAAATGATGGAGAATCAGAAAGAAGAAGCGGTCAAGAAAACAGACAAACAAATAATAGAGGAAGGAAAAGCAAAGCTGAAAAGTAAGCTTGACGAAAAGATAGCATTACTTAAATCCCAATGCAAGGATGCGCATTTTTTCGACTCTATAATGGACGAAATCATATCTTTAAAAGGACAATATGATGTAGATCCAACTAGAATCTTTGTACGTGAGGAGGATTTACTCGAAGAGTATGATTATGGGTCATTTAAGATTTCAAGATTTACAACAGGAATTGCATACGAACAGCAAGGTTTTGTTTTTTTTGTAAAACCTATATGCCAAACTTTATATGGACAGTTAGATTTTATTCTTAAATGTAAAAAATTAGATCAAGAAGGCACTTTGTCGGATGGACTAAGAAAATTATATGATAATCGGTTAATAGCGACAATGGATATTCTATTAACACCCTGTTTATGCTTTACAGACGAATCATATTATTTTGATCTTTCTGCCTATATTACTAAAAGAAGAGAACAACTATTTGAAGATTTGGCAAATAGACCATTGTTGCCGGAGACTCTTGAAGATGAAGCTTTCATGCAGGACGTTGCTATAGGAGAAAAATATGTAGAATTAATGAACGAATGGTTTAAAGAGCATGAAGATGGAAGATGATGCAAGACCACATGGGTTAGAAGCTATTCCGATTGAAATAAATAAGGCAATTAGCGCATTAAATACCAAGAGGGAGGTTCGCATTACAAAAAACTAGCAATAGAACCTGTTGAGTTTATATATGCAAATGATATACCTTTTATGGAGGGTAATTGCATAAAGTATCTATGTCGGCATAAGAACAAGAATGGGGCAGAAGATATAAAGAAAGTTATTCATTATTGTCAACTAATACTTGAATTAGAATATGGCGAAGAAGGCGATTCGTGTCAAAACAAACACGAAGGTTGTACGTGCGCAAAAGGGCAATGCACCTGTAAAGATAAAGAGTAGTTCCGGGAAAGGTGGATTTCTAACAGAAAGAATAGCATTAACTGTACAATCTAAGAAGAAATGAACAAATTTATAGTTAGGTTTACTATATTATTCTGTGCAGCATATTTCTTGTATGTTATGTATTATGCATGGAACGGAATTTCAGTATTCAATGATTCATATAAAGTGCTTCTTGAATATTGTTTGTATGTCCAAGCTAATTCTGATAAGAAATATAATTGTAGATATATGCGTTTCCTTGCTTTATCTCTTTTTATTTCTGAACTTATTAGTGTTCTTGATATGCAATATGATTTCATGCCACAAGGATATTTCTCATTGGTTGTATTGGCAGCGATATGGACAATCGGAATTATTACAACTATTGTATTGGGTATTCGCCATTTTAGAAAAGTACGTAGAATTAAAAAACAAAAGAAAAATAATGAAGAATTATAAAGACATTAACAAGTTCAAGGCGAATGTTCTTGATTCAGTTAAAGAGGAATTATCAAAACTTAGTCCTATCAAACGTTGGTTATTTGAAACCTTATTTGATAAAATTTGGGCGATATTCAGTGATGAATGTAGTGAAACAGAGATTTCATCAGCTATTAATTCTCTTGAAAAAGTTAATAGTGAATATGTACGACCAACTGATGTTTTGAATTATGATGAAAGTATGCGTGTCCTTAATTTCTCTAACAATATAGTTGGATTTAAACGTCTCATGGATGCTAAAGGAATTGAGCAAGTTATTTTTAAGAATCGTAAGATTGGTTATCGCAAGTCCGAAATCCTAGCCTTAAAGTCAGAGCTAGAAGCGGAACAAAAAGCTAAAAGAGCTAAAGAGAAACCTTATAAACAAAATAATAAGGTGGTGAATAAGAAACCAAAACTCTCCCAAATGGAGAAGATGTACTAAATAAAAGGGAGCAATTAAGCTCCCTTTATTGTTATCTCCTTGTTGGTTCTCCCACAAATGTATACATGGATTTATTTGGAATATATTTCATGTTGTCAGTCCACCAAAAAGCAACTTTAGACTGTAAGGTATATTCTTTTGTATTTGAATCATATGATATTTCTTCATGAAGTGTTTCAATGTTTGTTGTTAGTCCCCAATGTCCTCTATTATTCCAATCATCTCCCATATTTTGAGCTATAATATAAAATCTTTTATGCGTGCATTTATATTTAATAACAACCCAATTATTTCCACCTTCTGATGATGTATAGCTTATTCCTATTGATACTAAGTCTATCCCATTTCCCCATTTTGTTGAATATATTTGAGGCTGACCTCCATTATTATACCATATTTCCGCATATGCAGTTACTAATACTCCCGGCATACACCAATGGTCGCCTTCATTCATTTTCCAGTTAACCCCGCCAACAGCACTAATACAAAAATTTTCATTTCCTCCCCAAATATTATGTTTGTATGTGCTATTCTCTGCTCTAATAATCATTCCAATATTTGAACCATTTGGGTCTGTTGCTGAAAAATAGGCATTAGCCTCCATACCTGATATACCGGGTAAAACATTTCCTAGTGTTGCTTGACGTATCGTTTTATATATAGGCTCACCATCATCATCATATCCATCTATTACATCTTTAGTAACTCTTACTAAAGTGTTTTCTCCTTTATTATTCTCAAGTGAATAATTATCTATAATGAATCCTCCTATTTTCCCTTTGTCTGATTGAATTTCTCCTGAAAATTTATATACATTATTCAATGGATCAATCTCAACTTTAACGTTATGATTACCCTGATAATCTTTTGTTCCATCAAAAGCAAAAATACCTGTTCTTTTTTCATTATTTACGGGTACATCTGCACCAAGTAAAACACCAGTTAAATTATCTTGATTATCGCTTTTACCAAAAAAAGCTTGTGGAGAAACAACAAATGTATTTCCTATTGTAGTACCGTTCTTTGTCCATGTTGTAATCCAATTAGGAATGTCTTCTATACTATCCCAATTAATAGTAGTCCCATCTTGCATATGGAATCCTGTACTATCAAAAGTTACCGCGCCTTTCCCTAAACTTCCACTACCATCAGGATTAAATTCATATAAAACATTACCATTATCGTCTACTGATATAATTTTCCCATTTACAGCGTAAAGTCCTCTGTCTCCATCTGTTCTCGGTAAATTACCTCCTACGCGAACCTTTATAGCATTAGACCAATCCTTAGAGTACATTTTAGTCATCAAGTCAATAGCAGGCTCATTCTCATCTAAATGAAGATAAATAGCAGAATGTCTGTTCTTGTATTTTTCTTGGTGTGATGCATTACCAAATTGAACTATTTCATCACCAGCTTGCGGAGCATTTAATACTGCCCCTGTATCTGGGTCTGAATCAAATTCTGATACAGGTATATTGATATAATATTGGAATACGCTACCAACTTGTACTAAGTAATGTCTCCCATTCTTCAAACATTGGACAAAATCATATTCCACAATAGAGTTTGATTCATCGTCTATTTCCAATCGGTAACATGGTGCTTTAGTTATAGTCTCAACACCATCTACTTCTTTATATACATCAGCTTCAACAGTAGTAACAGCCTTTATTTTAGCGTGTCCCTGACTGATATTTAGTCCTCCCTTAATTGAAGTAATCTGTGATATAATATGCTCAAAAGTAGTAAATGATCTTCTAACTAACAGTTCATCTATTTCAAGCTTCCAAGCTCCATCTTTCTTCCATAACTTCCATCCATAGCCATTAAACCCTGATAGAAAATCTTCAATCATTACTGCTGCTCCATTTTTTAATTTCCGTCCAGTATCTTTTATGGAGCATAAGAAACCGGAGAACTTTCCATTTGATAGAATTGCCATATTACTTTCTATTTTTAAATAAGAACTTCATCCATGAATAATAGTGGCTGTTTTCAAGATAGTTGTCATCTTTCTCTGCCATTCTAGCCTCTTGCTCAAAAGAGACTTCCCTATAAGCTATACTCTGTTTATCTCCTTTATCCGAAGAGAATAAACCAATACAACGCCTAATAATATATTCCAATCCATACCACACATAAAATATAATGGGCGATAAAGCCAAATACCAAGCTGAATAATCCCAAATAAGTAGCCCAATCCAAAGCAATAAGCCGGATGCTACTGTAAGCTCTATCCATTGTCTAGCATGAGTACATTCGTGGTTTATAGTTTCTTGTGTCAACTTCTTGTATACAGTCAATACCCAAGCAAATATTGTTATTGTTGAATAACCATCAAATAAAATAGCTTTAGCTACCTTTGAATCATAAAATACTTTCTTCATAATAATTGAATTTCAATTTAGTTGGATAATTCTTTTCGTAATCGTAATCGTCAGCCTCATCTATATTGGTTATAGCATTTACATTGGCAATATGTCTTTGTGTAACGCTATTACAAGTATCTGCGTATATCTCAATATCATCAAGCATATTTAAGATAAAATCAACAGGTAATACATACTCTTTCTGATTATACCAAATACTTGATGTCTTAATATTTCTGCTCTTTTTAATCGCAACTGCATTCATTATAGAGGTTCGTAAATCTTTGCTTAACCAAATACTATCTCCATTGAGCAAGAAACTATTTACATATTCAGATTTATCGTACCTCTGAATATTGTATAATGTATGCTCTTTTACTTCTTCTAAAGTAAGTACGTGTTCTTGAAGGATAGGACGACCATTTACATCTTCTACTATCTCCTTTCCTTCGCTTTGCCCATCAAGTAATGATTGCCAATACTCGTCTGTTATCTCTACCGAACCTTCTATCGGTTCATCGTAAAATCCTTGTTTCCAATATTTCATATCTTTTTTTCTGTAAAGTTAATGATTTATTTCATAATTTCTCTCAAAACGGTTATGTAAAGTTTCAAACCGGGCTGATGATTCAGTGGGGGTATAATAATGGTGGAACTTCAGGTAATGGGAAAACGATATATATGCCTACAAGTTTTATTAATTCCACTTATAACGTACAATCAGCAGGTATATTGCAAAATACGTCTGAAAAAATAGTCTATTCACCATCTGTTTATACTAAAGGTACTTCTTATTTTACTATTTATACTAGATATATAGGACAAGGAAGCACCAATGTCGAAACTACAGGTTGGAATTTTGAGTGGATAGCAATTGGCAGATGGAAATAGTTACTTCCAACGTCCTATCGCAAACCAATTATAAGGTTCTCCGGCAATAGTCCCATATTGTATAGATTTAATAATAAAATAAGACTTATATTTACTAACTATTTCTTTTACAATAGGAGATGTATGAGTACTTATAACTGTGGTTACTACAGTATAATATGTATCATAAAAAGAAAGAGGTAAATTTATTATTTGTTGTCCTGTAGTGCTATTCATAGAACTTGGAGACATATACCCCCACTGAATCATCAGCCCGGTTTGAAACTTTACATAACCGCTTTGAGAGAGATTATAATTATCAACTACTATTTCATTGCTTATTTGACTATTGCTACCTGTTTTAAAAGTATCTGTACTATTAGAGTAAGTTATTACTTCTCCATTAGGTACTCCTGTATGACTTGTTGTGGATAAAAATACATTATTACCTGTAGAAGGAGAAGTAATAGAAAAGCTCGCACTATATACATTTACAGGATATATACCATTAGCACCTAAATAATATAACTGAACATTTTTATATTGATTATTAAATAAAGATTTAATGATAGTTGTATCGCTTGCATTGAGCGTTATTACATTATTTCTTTTTCTCTCAAACAAACTTGATGTAGTAAGAACTTTTATATTGTTGCTCCCACTACTAGCTCCATTTATAATTCCTGCATCCTCAAATGTATTGCTAGAATTTAGCCTGTAATATTTATCATTTTTCACATATACCAGCATTCCCTCTTTCCTTCTATCAGCAGGAATAGCGTTCATTTCAGCAACCGTATTTACAGTTCTGTAACCTCCCCTACCGTATTCTTCATCGTGAGTAGCATAATTGTCCGATGTGGTATAGGGAACAATCTTTGATGCAACATTTGTACCTTTAATATCTGCCATAAATATGTATTATTTGGAGAGAGAGTAAATTTACCCCCCCCCCAATCTGTAAATATTATTTAAATTCAATGGAGAGGACTCCGGTTTGGATATTTGTTAATCTAATAACTTTGTAGGCTTGGGAAGAACCAGAAGCATTAGTAACGGTCATGTCAGTTACAGTTATATCTGTATTTTTCAATCCTCCCACCCATACTTGAAGACCATTATATACATTAGCAGGGATTACATAATAGGGGTATTTCCCACCTGTACAGTCGAAATTAGTTGACTCCATAAGTCTATTGTCTGCCCAAGTACTACCTTCTAACGCAAGAACTTGTGCATTAGTAAGTGATGTATTTGCAGAAGTACCCCAATATTTTTTGTTTTTAAAAAATACATAGTAAACCTTAGAAGCACTTTGAGAACCATACGTAGCTGTTACAGTTAGTTTTTGGTTTGCTGTAACTGCTTTTGTTGGAATCCACGTCTGTTTATCACTTGAAATACTGCCGGATAGAGTAGGTTCACCTACAACATTTATATTAGACTCTGATGTGACATTAGTTCCTTTACGGGAAACAGATATATTAATAGTTGGAGTGTACGAACTCCCCTTCTCAAATACAGAATTCGAAGATGGTACTATATTTAAATTTAATGGGAACGTAGCTAGTTCTATCTCTTGAAATGTATTGAACATATCTGCTGTCATAACACCTGCTTTAGATGTTGTTACAGAAGGTATTTCAAATCCATCACCATTGTTTTGCTCTCCATTAAAGTATAAAATATCATCTTGTAGAATAATATTATTACTATAAGTGTTTACATGAAGAGTTTTAATAACAGAGGCATTACCAGCACTTCCAAAATCTCTTTTTAATTTTGCAAAACAATCTCTAGCATCTTGCGTACCTGTCAGTTTTGTGCCAGTTCCAAAGTTTGTATAAAGAATATTACCAAAGTCACCATAAAATGCGGTTGAATGAGTAAGTCCTAATGCTAAAGCATTTCCACTACCAATATTAACCATATCCGTACCAGACCAATAGTATGACTTATTTGCATTTTGGTCGATATAAATCATATCATTTCCAATAGGTGTCGATGAAGAACCACTAGTAGCACTTGTTGCAGTAAATATCTTCTTAGTAGAAGTAATATACCATTTTTGTCCTATAGTCATTCCAGATGTTGGAGCATTGGCTACAAATGCAACTAACTTATCAACGTTGTCATATCCTGCCGGGAGTTGTGATGCAGAAATCTTGCCGCTAGCATCAAGACCCGCTACGCCATTAGCCTGATTCTTATTACCAATACCGTTCTTCCATGTTTCAAGAGTAGTAACCCTTCCTGAAACGGAATTTATACTTCCATCTATCGCAGTTCTCTGTGATTTGACATAAGTGACTGTAGCAGCTACAGATGGAACGGCATCATGTGCTGTTTCTGTTCCATCAATACTAGTATCTATCTTAGACTTTGGTATAGCTGCATTTGCTTTATCATAGGCTGAATCAGCAGAATCTTGTGCAGTCTGTATTCCTACGGCTAGAGTTGAAGTAATTGTATTTAATAGCTTTGTACTAGGAACTCTTGTATCTGATGCGCTACTGTTCAAAGTTGTATCAATATATCTTTTAGGAATGGCTGCGTTAGCCGTAGTTCTTATAGGTGAAATAGTACTATCTATCGCCTTTGATGAAGCTGGATTATTACTAGTCGCATTCCATACAGTATCAACAGTAATTATTGGTATCCCATTAATTATTCCTGCTAAAGCATTTAATTGATTTGTAATAACTTTATTCTGTACAGGATTTTGGCTTGTTGTGCTAAATGCAGCATCTACAACCATTGAGCCTTTAGGAAGCCATTCTACCCATGCCGAGCCTGTCCATGTCCAATGTAGTCCAGTATCATTGACGCGAACAACCATACCTTTAACTTTTCTAGCCGCAGGTATAGCATCTCTTTTCGCGTTAGTGTCAACACTTCTAAAACCACCTTTACCATATTCAGCGTCATGCGTTGCATATGTATCAAGGTCAGTAAACGGTACTATTGTCGCAGCGACCTGCGTTCCTTTTAATTCTGCCATTTGTTTTTTATTTAAATTCAACTTTTAAAATACCCGTCTGAATATTATTTAAACGCATGACCTTATAAGTCGCGGTAACATTATATGAATTTGTAACCTGCATATCAGTTACAACAACATCATTGTTTTTAAAACCGTTTACCCAAAAGTCAACACCATCTCCATAAATATTAGACGGTATAATATAATAAATATATTTTCCACCTGTGCAATCAAAAGTAACCTCATTCATTGTACGACTAGCCCATGTGCTATCCATTGATATAACATCATAATTATTTAATTCCGTTGAAGAAGATACTCCCCAATATTTCTTCAAGGAAAATTCATAAGAAGCCGCTTTCTCAATAGTTTGGTTATTATAACTGCACTTTACTATGTATGTCTTATTTGTTGTTATGGAAGTTGGAGAATTATATTCATCCTTAGTACTGTTCACGCCTGTAGTGCTGTCGTTGACAGTAGCAGTAGTAGGCGTTACTATTTCATCCTTCCATTTTATAGTCCAATATAAATATGGCGTGACACTTTCGCCCTGTTCAAAAGTTCCTCCACCATAGAAAGTACGGAACGAAATCTTAAAAATTTCGTTCATTAATTCATTTATATTCATAGTTATAACTTTGTTTTGTACTGCATTAGTTGAATTTAAATCTAAATGGTCGTCTATAGTTAAACTTCCTCCGCCACCAGTCGGTATATTAACGGTGATAGCACTAGAACCATCATACACAGCCTGTACTGCTCCTGTAAAAGTGATAGCGTTTGGATTAGGAAGTTTAGTCGGAATATCGGGGACTTTAGTCCATGCTCTATTCTTACGTCCATACAATACTCCATCATTAGGAGCTTCTGTTACTCCTTCCGCTACGCTCTTTCTTTCTTGTGTCCATTCAGAACTTCCTGTCTTTTTTACAAGGATTACATCTTCTGTCGCAACACCATCTACTACTTCGTTGACATTAGATAATCCTCCTAATGTCAATACAGCAGACCTTGATTGGATGGTTGTTTCACCTTCTTGGATGAAGTCGCCATTATCCTCCTGTATGTAATCTTCATCCGATTCAAGAATAAAGTCTGTGCCACCTTCTACACTTTTACCTGTTACATATATACCATCTCGGAATACAATATTTCCATTAGCAAAATCATCTACATCTTTTCGGATAAAGTATTTAAGTCCCATCTTCAAGAAGTCAATAGAACCAATACTTGACATAATATCCTGCTTTACAGCATCAATGGATTTTTGAACGTTTCCTTTACGGATAGTGATAGTATCTGAAAGCTCTACTGTGATTTCAGGAAGCGGGTCAGTTCCATTTACTTTATAAGTGTATTGACTGACATAAAGTTCATGTAACTTGTCATTGTATTCTATTTGTAGCCTTGCATTTGCATCAATCTGTGAAAGCATTTCAGGAAATTCAGCAAAGAAGATACGCTTAAAGTTAATAGAGAAGTTGAACTTTTCACTATTATTAGCAGCCATATACTTGATGATAGCTTCTTTAAGTTCGTTCTCTGCGTTACGTATATATGCAATCGGTAGATCAATATTTGTTATAACAAAAGAATCTCCGGCTTTAGGTTTGTAATTTCTAGTATTAGATGGCATTACAGTACCAAAAGTATCTTGGTCTTTAGCTACTCTAACCCATACGTTATTAGTTCGCGTATCTTGTTGTTCTGGCTGTATATTAGCCTCATTCCATTTATCTTTTTCGTTACCTGCAACAATATTACCGTTAGAATCTACCTGAACAGGGTTCTTGAATACTTGATTTCCATCTTCTGTATTTTCTAATACACTTAGTTTGAAATTACAAGCACCACAATTACCCGAAGTTATAGAGAAAGTCCCATCATTTCCAGCTATTGCATGGTCGAATAGATTAAAACCGTAAGCACCATCAAACTTCCTTAATCGGATATAAAAATAAGGATGCTCTAATTGATTTGTATTAGGGTCAATCTCGTCATTATCATCATCATCAAATGCAACCGCATCTATCTCTCCTATCTTATACCCTGCTGCATTTTCAACTCCTTTGATAGTCGGCTTAATATAATCAAAAGAAACAATCATTTCTTTAGGATTTCCTTCTGTATATTCATTCTCAAAGTCGTAATATCCTCCTGTCTCTGGATTAATATATGTATTATTCTTAGCGTTATAGAAACGTTCAGCACCCATCGTCTCACGATAGATAGGCGGCAATAAATTAGGAGAAGTAATCATGTAATCTCCTTCAACTTGCTTTTGAATAAAGTAATCTCCAATAGTCGGTGTTTTAGTAATATATATACCAATATTACTAAGACTAACAGTATTATCTTTATAACTCCATAATTTATATTCTGCTGTTGATTCTCTACTTATTTCAAGAAAAGCTTTTTGATTTCCATATATAAGATAATCACTAACATTTACTAAGGTAGAATAAGAACCTACTATTTTTAATTTGTTTGTTCCTTCATTAAGATTAAACGATACTGTCGTTTCAGGTTTTTGGTCGGCTTTAATTAAAACCCAATCAGTATTAGCTTCATTTCTTTTATATAAAGAAAATGAAGCAAAATCCATTTTTCTTTCAGCTTGCTTTTCTCCAAATAAAATACCACCCTTTTGTATATAGGAATATTTTAAGTTAGCCCATAAGTTTAAAGTTAAATAAATAGTAGCCTCATCAGATAAATCTATAATAGCATAATAATCATAAGATGTTTTAAACCATTTAAAGTTTGTGGTAATACCATCACTAATGGTTGGGATAGTCTCTACTGCTTGTGTATAAGGATATTGTTCATTTAAATTAATATATAATTGAGTAGTAATAGGAAGCTTAGTCTTTTTAAATTCAACCTTTTCTTCCAATGATACTTTCTCTTTATATAAATCGTTATTTACAACTTGTATATCTTCTGTTTTAATTGAGATATTATCTTCTCCTGCGATAGCCTCTACTGCTCCCTTTCTCGTATCATTTGGATAGTAATAAGGTATATTCTCGGTACTACCAATACCTGTACAGCGATTAACTATTTTATAGTTTGCGTTTGTTTTGGTTATTGTCAGTAGTTCCCTATCATAACCGTATTTAAATGTATGAGTAATAGCATTATTAGTAAATCCGATATGGATTACCTTACCGACAAAATAATAAGGTAGTTCATAAACATTAAATACTTCTTGTAGAACTTCACTAAAATACTTGTCCTCAAACGACATTAGTTTAGCTTCGGAGGATATACCTTCGTCAATTACAACAGAATAACCTACTCCACTGTATTGTAAAGAGTAATTCAATCTTGTTGCAAACTCTGCAATATCTCCAAAGAAGGTGAACTTTGTACTATTGCTGACAAATTGGTCTACATCACCTGCATCAGGAGATACTACATCAAAGAAATAAGTATTATCCAGTTTAGTTCTATCGGATTTAAATACAAGCTCATGTTTATATCTTAAATCTGTATTTGACTTAGATGAAGTAGGTGTATCTAAAATCCAATATCTTTCTCCCCTAAATTCCACAAATTCCCTCTGCGTCCATTCATCATCCAAGCACTTAGGATACATGAGACTGCTACTTATATTTACGCTACCCATTCTTCCCTCGGTGAATGTATAACTACTAAGGGCAGCTTGCGTTCCATCTTTAGGGAAAGATATAACGCCTAATTCCTCATCATCAGTATATATAAGTAACTTTTCTACCATTATATTTGCTATTTTAAAATAAAGCCGTATATTGTATGTGTTTATTATATGGCTTTGGATAAGGACATTTTTTCCCACTACGTTTATCGACATTTGCGTAGTGGGGTTCTTTATTCTTTATTATTTTCTTTCATGGATTGGTGCAACGCTTCTACCTTTTTAATTATTAGCTCTTCGGCTCGGTCTACGAAATCAGATACGGGACACACTGCATCTTTTGGTAAATGGGAACATTTAACCCATTGTTGAATAGCTTTCTGTAATACAGAATTGGTTATTTCTATTTCACCTAATCTTCGTTCCAATTTTTGCCTTTCTTGTGCAGCCTCTAGCTTGTCCTCTTCTCTCTCTTTCTTTATAGTTTCTATTATTTCACGAAGAGTTTTTACCTCGTAGGATATTTTTTCAGGACGTGCTTTATAGAAAGCTATCAATACTGTCAATATTCCCCCACTTCCCCCTATAGCTAATGCTAATTGTATAATATTTGACCAATCCATTATTTCTATATTTCTTTGTTAATCTTTATACAAAGATAATAATATTTTTTATAACACGGTATTTTTTGTACTCTTTCTTGTTTTAGAAGAAGTAGTTTTCACCGTTGGAGATTCAAGAATAGATTCGCCTAAAACAGAATTATCTTGACTAGTCCATTCGCTACTTTGCAATAAAGTATTTAGGGCATCTCCTTCATAAGTAGGATATGGATATATTGGTTCAACAGGAGTATCTTCTCCTAGTTCAGGAAGAGTTACAGCAAGAGGAAAAAGTAATTCGTAATTTGCGACTTTCATTAATACAGATTCCCCATCTGTGCTTACTCTAGGTACTAAATGCAACTCATTTAACGTCTCTTGTGGAACTTCGTCTAAAACGGATTTTGGTAATACAATATATTTCATCTTATTTTATAATTAAGTAAATAATTAAACAAACAATATCAATCAGTATAGGATATGTCATTCATGCAAGAATATCACACCAATCAAATGGACAACCATATTCTTTGTCTTTATATTCAGCAGACATCATGGATGCTATCGTAGCACCACTAGCTATAACTGCATTAGGTATAATGTCTACACCTAATGCAAAACCTACTACAAGGAAAGTAGAATAGATGATAGCACCCACGTATGAGTGCTTATCTCTATTGCTTTCTTTATACCAAGCTTTTATTTTCTCAATAAACTTTTTCATTCTTGTATAAATATTTTGTTATCTAAATCAATTATCTCGTCTCTCTCCATCAGATTCTTTAGGAAGTTAATCTGTAATAATGGTATGGTTTTAGGATAGAGGATTAGTTTGTAGAATACCATCTTTCTATAACTATCAAATTTGCCCATTGTAAGACCCGCTGTATCTATATTAGTATTAGGAGTAATAGAACTGCCATTCACAGAAGTCTTAGTTCCATATATAATCTTATCAGTATTTAAAGAATTAACTTTAGCCTGACCTCTATATGAAAAACCGTATAAAGAACCATCTGAAATAGCATAATCAGCAATAAAAGCCATTCCACCATTTGCAAAAAACTCTCCTTTGTACATACTAGCACTGCCAGTAGTCTTACTTAAAAACTCTCTCTTGAAAATATAAGTATAATCCGTCAACGCAGGAATATTAGCATTCTCACTATAATCAGTTACTCCATCGTATACAAGACCATTAGGATAGAGAGGAAGCATTTCGATAGTTACTTCTTCGTCTACTGCAAGAGTAGACGATAATTGGAAATAAACAAGGTAATATCCTCTATTTACATCGATATTATATTTATCTATATTCTCTTGACTAATTGGTGAAATTGTGATAATAGCGTCTTTATTGGCAATTAAATCTTTAGAAGTTATTTCTAAAGGAACACCTTCACTATTTCCTCCAACAGGATAGTAATGATAATCACACGTAACTCTTATATTTTTATTAGATTTAAATTTAACAGATACAGGATTAGATATAACTTTTAACTCTGTATTATTAAATTCCCAATCACTATTTCCTCCTAACTTCTTTAAAGTAATATCATAAGGATTTCGTTGAACAACTTTAATGCTAGTATTAGAAGAACTAGAACTAGCCCAAGACTTATCAAATCTACTTAAATTATAACCTCCATAACCTGACATTTTATCGTAAGCGTGATTATAATTAGTAATATCATAATCACCTTCGGCTACACTTCTTTGTTGAATAGTTGCTTTATCTTCATCAAGATTAGTCTTGCCATAAGCATCCCAATAATAAGGTGGTAACTCTACCTTAGCTTCAATACCTACATACTCGTTCAGCTCTTTAATCTTATCTTCTGTTGAGATATTGTCGAAGAGCATGAAGTCGTACAATGCCATATTAGTAAAGTAAGCATCGTGTACTCTATTTGAACCAATAACAGGAGAAGATGTATTTGTCCCTGTACTTAATTCATTTGTAATAGTTATATTATGAGTAATAGCCCTCAATTCAGATGCTTTGATATTTTTATTCAAAATACCATCAATATATGTTTGCCCATTATTTCTTGCCTGATAAGCAAAAACAGGATTATTATTATTGTCCACATCAGCATTATAGATAGCAAACTCATTAGGATAACCTCTTTGGTCGTATAGGATAGCGTCTGCAATTGTCTTGTCCCAATTCACCTTCATCAACACCTGCTTACCTCCACTAGACAAAGTAGGAATAGTAACAAAGTCGTCTACGCCATCGAATTGGTATGAACCATCTTCATTTACTCCACTTCCTTTTGCATAAGCCGAGTTATGAATAACACCATGATTACCATTACCTGAAATATCAGGGATATGACCTAGTATCTTATAACTAGAGTTAGGTATTCTTAATAGTCTAGGGGATAGGATACAGTTAGGTTCGTTGTTATCAAATATATAAGAACTTTTAGCCTTAAATACCATTGTTTTTTCAACAATAACTTTAGAACTAGTTACTTGATTGTCATTCAATAATAATCCAAATATATTATATATATTAGGAAGTAGATTAGAATCAGCGGCAGAACCTATTCTAGTAATAGTAGAACCTACTCTGAATTTACCTCCCCAAGATACTTCGTTACCATTTTCATCATTGAATCTCAATAGAACCGGATAAGGTTGTACAATATCCTCGTATCTGATGTACTCGTCAATAGTAATGTTTATCTTTTGAGGGGATTTATTTTTAAGAATATCACCAAATATAGTATATCCTTTATTATTAGAATTTTTAGTAATACTGATATTACCTAATTGAGAAGATATGGCAGACACTAACTCACTAGCCTCATTATCGAAAGACATTTGAATAGCAATTCTTCTACCAACAGGCACATAATCTCCTATATTTATTCTCTCCCAAATATCTCCTGTTAATGGAAGCAATGCTGTATAGAATATATTATAGTTAGCATTAGCTTTAATAACAGGTCTAAATTCAACCATATTAGGATACAACGTACCCAGCTTGTGCTTCTTTAGCTGACGCTCTATCAAGAACTTGGACATACTATATGGGAAGGACATGAGAGAGTAGATAGCCCCGTTAAAGAATCTTTGGTCATTGTCTCTAAATGTTCCTAGCCAAAGAGTATCACTATCAACTCCTTCGCCTACTGTTAAATCAACATCTCCACATTTATATTTACTTTGATATAACAAAGCTCTTGTAAAATCATCTCTATTAAACGAAGTAACTCCTCCAAAAGAATAAGCCTGTTTAGCCGGTTCAACTTCTGTATTAGCTGTCATTAAAATAAAAGCTCCTTGATTAGCTACATGAGATTTAGATACAGCACCAGCTACCCATTTTTCAGATGAAGCATAACTTATTCTCTCATAGTCTATAATGAAAGTATAATCCTTGTAAATCGGCATCCCTGTCACCTTGCCAAAGTCATTTACTCCGTCAAGGCAGAGAGCACCTGCGTGGGAAGGAATTTGGGTGATGGTTATAATGTTGGTTTCGTTCTTTACAACTTGAAATCCCGAAGTATTACTAGTTTGAGGTTTTGCAGTTCTTACATCAGATGGTAATGTATATTCTCCGTCTTTACCCATCGAATAAACATTACTTTGTCCGTTTGAATCATAATATCTATAAATCAACTCTTGACCTTCTAATAAACCTTTAACTTGTATTTTAAAAGAAGGCATATCGGCACTGTTGGTTAGTTCTGTGTTAGCAAACACTATCCATCCTGATAAGCCATTATAACTACTACTAAAAGGAGAAGAAGTTGTTTCTTTACCTTTAGTCCATATACTTGTATTAGAAAGTTCTGTCTCATACTTCCCAATACCAGAATCCCCCTTCCAAGCAATATTGTTCAACTGAATATCCCTACCATTACCGGAAAAGTCAATCAGCTTATCGCCAAACTCTGCGTGGTTCTCGTTGGTGA